TTGAACAAGCTCAAGAATATTTGGAATATGTTCAATCTATACTGTAAAATTTAAAAAGATATGAATATACTTGATTTACCATTAAAAGCCATTTGGTACAATATGATAGAATCTGGCAAGAAAAAGGAGGAGTATCGGGAACATAACAGTTATTGAGCCAAAAGATTTTATGCTTGCTACGATAAAAACACGGATTGCAAAATCTATATTCCAGAAAAGTGCAAGTATTGTTGCAAACCATCCCTTAAATATTATGATGCTGTCCGTTTTCGTTACGGATATACAAAACGAACCATGTTATTTAAATTGAATGGCATTTCTATTGGCAAAGGTCACTCGGAATGGGGTGCACCGGATAATGAAGTTTTTATTTTAAAATTAGGGAATCGGATTAATTAATAACACAAAAAGTAATAATGATGCTGTCCTAACTAATTCTCAGGATAGCTCCAAACTAAAAAAAAGAAATGAAACGAGAAGATATTGAAAAAGCAGCAAAAGATTATTCCATAGGTAAAACACATTTTCGGCGAAACGTTCTTAAAGAAGTGGATGCAGACGATTATGTTCTACGCAAGGATAATTGCTGTGAAGACTTCATGGCGGGTGCAGAATGGCGCATTAACAGCGTGTGGTACGATGCAAGAGAAAAGCCAGACAAAGGGAAGCTGCTCATTGTGGAGGATATTGACGGTGCTTATGATTTGGTCTATTCAACCAAGAGCAAGCCATGGGAAGAACTTTCGGAAAAGAATCATTATATGCGCTGGGCATATGTTGAAGATTTGATACCTTAAAAACAAGATAAACAATATGGAAAGCGAAAAGAAGAAAATATGTCCCAAATGCGGCTGCGAAGATGGGTCGGGGCAAAATAATATACATAGCATGAATCCCGAACATTTTTGCAAATGTCCTATACGGTCTATTATGGAACGAGATGGAGTTTGCTACTCTTGTGCGTTTTGGATCAGGCTATATGAAGAGAATAAGAATAATCCCAATTGGTTGATTATAGATGGAGAATCATGGATAGCTAATCCGTTTGTTCCCAATACAAACAACAAAACGCGAAGATTCATGGGTATGGGAGGAAGAATGTTAGAAGCTATTTCAAATGATGGGAGAAAAATCATTTCCAATGATTGGTGGCATCAAGGGAAAATCCCAGAAGAATTTAAGGATTTAATACCTGATAATGCCAAATGGGTAAAATGAGTTAAGAAGAAAATATGAAAGGTTATGACCGACAGAGAACTTCTTGAAGAAAACAATAAGATGTTAAAGGAAATTCTAAGTTTTGTGAGAAAAGTTGATTCTGCTGAATACAGGGATCATCAAGACTTTATGGAATTTCTTAGAAATGTGGCAGCCGATATATGGGTGGAATATACGGAGCCTGAACAAAGAAGTAAGTTGTTTAATCTAATGAATAAAAAAAATGAAAACAGTTTTTGATTTAAGCAGAGATGAGATTGTGGCATTAACAGACGAAGAGGTAGGTCTGTATGTAGACAAAGAGCTTGCTGGTAAAGGTATTCCAATTGAAGCTAAAAACTGGAATATAAAGGACAAAAAAGAAATCGTGTATCCAAGAACGGGAGTTCCAGTATTTATGTTAAAAGATATCGGCATCGGTTTTAGAACCATAGAAGGTGCAACTGAGGTGGCTAATTTGCTTGTTAAATATAATGCATTTAAAATAAAATCAGGGTATCTGACAGGATCGTATGAACAGTTTTGGATCATGAAGGAGAGTGTTTGCCCGGCTGTTAAAGGAGAAACAGGATATAGCGAGGAAGAGTTTGATAAGATAGATGAGAAAAATAAAAACCCTGAATTGACAGGTATAAATACCTTCAATGACACCGTGAAAAAAGCCAATGAAATCAAAGATAGGGTATTGAAATACGTGTACAATATAAAACAAGAGCGTTCATATAACAATGACATGGTTGGCATCTTTGAGAGGTATAAGGATATAGCAGATGGCGACATGGAGGTGGCTATGAATTTTATCAAGGAGGCCTATCCATTCAATGAAGAAACAGAGGTGTTTATCAGAAAAAAGTTCGACATGTTTATACCAGTTCCTATACCTGACGAATTAAAATAGCAGCAATTAAGCTAAATTAAATCATTTTGAATCTTTTTTATTATCGAAAGACATATCTTTGTCCAAAAAAAACAAACATAATGGAAGAAAAAGAGATAAAAGAAGCTATGATTGAAGCCCTGACGCACTTAGAGGGGTGAATAATCGAGAATAATACATAACTCATACAAATCATAACCAATTTGTATTGTATTATGCATAATAGCCAAAAGCTATTCCGATTATTAGCCTAAGTGTTGAAACAAACACTACGTTATTTAAGAATAGATAGTTACCTGCGGATGTTTGCCCAAGTCTGTAGCTCTAAGGTAAGTGATTAAACAGTTCTGGTATTCAGGAACAGTGTTGCTTACAAAAAAACCTTAAATAACATTGGCGATGGGTACTAACAGAGTTTCACTCTGACTTATGTTGAATAAACATTAAAAACGTTTGTAGATATGGTGTACGTACAAGACATAAATGGTAAACCTATGATGCCCACAACAAGGCATGGTAAGGTTAGGAGACTGCTTAAAGACAAAAAGGCAGTCGTTGTAAACCTATGTCCGTTTACCATCAAATTAATGTACGTAACATCTGATTACAAACAAGAAATTGTGTTAGGCGTTGATGCTGGTACTAAACATGTTGGTTTATCGGCTACAACGAAAAGCAAAGAACTTTACAGTAGTGAAGTAATCCTTAGAAATGATATTGTAGATCTTTTGTCTACCAGAAGGGAGCTACGAAGATCAAGACGAAATAGATTGAGATATAGAAAACCTCGTTTTGATAATAGAATAAAAAGTAAGCGTCCGGGATGGGTAGCACCTTCGGTGAAATACAAAGTAGACGCCCATATTCGTGTTATTGACAATGTATGTTCTATATTACCAATATCTCGTATTGTTATCGAAGTAGCTCAATTTGATACTCAAAAGATTAACAATCCTAATATATCAGGTAAAGAATATCAGGAGGGTGATCAACTTGGATTTTGGAACGTTAGGGAATATGTTTTAGCAAGAGATGGACATAAATGCCAGCATTGTAAGGGAAAGTCAAAAGACCCAGTATTGAATGTTCATCATATTGAATCACGAAAGACAGGTGGAGATTCCCCATCTAATCTTATTACCTTATGTGAAACTTGTCATAAAGAATACCATAAAGGTAATATAGATTTAAAGATCAAACGGGGATCGTCGCTTCGCGACGCAGCCGTAATGGGAATAATGAAATGGAGATTGTATGAAGAACTAAAATCTAAATACGACAACATTTCTATGACTTTCGGTTATGTTACAAAATACAATAGGATTAAACATGGTATTGAAAAATCTCATGTTTTCGATGCATTTGTTATTTCTAAAAACTTTGATGCTATAAGGTTAGGTTATTATTATAAAGTAAAATTAGTAAGAAGACATAATCGTCAGATCCATAAACAAAAGATTCCAAAAGGAGGGATAAAAAGACCAAATCAATCTCCTTTTGAAGTTTTTGGTTTCCGATTGTTTGATAGGGTTATGTTTGAAAACAGTTATTACTTTATATTTGCAAGGCGTAAAACCGGTAGTTTTAATATTCGAGATATTGATGGTAAAAACCAAAGAGATATTACATACAAGAAATTGAAATTATCAAGGTGTAAACGCTTTATGGTACAAAAGGAAATGGATTGATTAATTTGAATAAAAATATAGACATGAATCGTTGGTTTGAAATCACAGTAAAAGCCGAGATTGATAATATCGAGAACGGCAAAAAAAAGAAAGTAACTGAAAAGTATTTGGTGGATGCCTTGTCTTACACAGAGGCAGAATCAAGATCGTTGGAGATCTTCAAGGATTTGTACAATTCTTTCGAGGTTGTAAAAATTAATCCTATTAAAGTGTCGGAAATCTTCTTCAACGGAGAAGCTGAGTACTGGTATAAGTGTAAGGTAAATTACATTACACTGGATGAAAAGAAAGGTAAAGAAAAGAAAACTCCATGCTATATGTATATCCAGGCCGGCAATCCTAAGGATGCCGAAGCTGTGTTGACTAAAGGTATGCAGGGTACGTTAGGAGACTGGAATTGCGAGTCTATTGTGGAAACGAAAATCATTGAAGTGTTTAAATACGATCTTCAGAAGGGAGCTGAAAAATTAGGTGAGAAGAAGAGTGAAGAGTAAGGCTGATGTAGTTTCCAACATAGCGCTTGTTGTGGCGATAATATCATTGCTTTCAGCAGGCGCTTTCCTTCTGATAGTGATTAAGACAGACGAGGTATCTAAATTATTAATGAACGTACCTTATCTACTGGCTTCAGCGGGATTATTCTTTTCAATAATATCATTATTATTCGAATGGAAAGCAAGGAAAAGAAGCTATACGTCTGCGAAAAATGCGGACGAAAAGTAATGATAAGAAGTCATGGCTTATGCCAGGCTTGCAGGAGCAAAGAGTTGACTCCGAAGAAAAAAGACAGAATTACATCCATTAAAAACAGCAGCAAGAAGAAAAAGTTAGAGAACCTGGATTTATCCGGGTTTTTTCGTCTTATGTTGGAGGAGTTGAGTACTATTCGAATGTCTATGACCGGTAAGGCTATTCATTTTCCTACAGTATGTAACGTATGTCACATACTTCCGAAAAGGATATATAAGTCGGTTGCTACTTGCAGGGATAATATAGTTTTCCTACATGAATCGGAGCATACGGTATTCGACATGTATCTTGACAGGATGGAATTTGATAAACTTGAAACAGAATTTCCTTTTGTGTGGAAGTATGCGGTAAAGAAGGTACTGGATATGGAAAACAGGGGAATGATTAAAGAAAGAGGTAGATTAATTATTGAAATAATTGACAGATATGAGAAAACTTTATAAAATAAGAATAGAAGCTGACAATGAAACTATCTTTTATGCTCACATACAGAGAGAGAGTTATGGTAAGGATATAGCTATCGCAGTGAAAGATAAAGATAAAGATGAAGTGGAAACAGTGTTACATTGTATTAAAGAAGAATTGATTAGAGGAAGATCATGAAAGAGAAAATAAAAATATTGACAGATTTAGGATTTGTTCCTATGGTGGAAGGAGAAAGAAATACGTTGTTTAGAATGAACGATGTTGTGATGTCGGTGTCAGATCCTAATCAAACACCAGAGCAGTTGAAGAAGGAGGTTATGTCTTTAATAAAGAACAGAGACATAGCAGAAAGAGGCGGACAGGTTCCAGTAGTTGAAGAGCCGGCGCCTGAGCCAGAGCAGGCCCAGGGAGAAGAACCGGAAGCTCCGGCAGAGGAAGCAGATCCTAACCCTGGAGAGGAAGATTCGAATCCGTTTACAGAAAATCAGGAAACGTTAGAGCCGTTTTATATCTGTGATGAGTTAAAGAAGATTGAGACTCCCAAATTCGTAAGATTGACATTAGACGATAATCGTTTTTATGTAAGGAAGATGGATGATGGGACGGCCAAGATATATGCTTCAGTAACAACTTTAATCAAAGATGGGTATGTAGATGATAAGACCGCACTTCAGGAATGGAAGCAAGAGATGAAGATGCTTGGTCGCAATCCGGAAGAGGTGGCGCAGTATGAAGCTGATAAGGGAACGATCATGCACTACTTATACGGATTGTACCTAACAGGTAGAGATATGGTCTTAAATCGAAGTTTTATAGTTAAGACCGTACAAGAAGGTAAGCTGAAGATATCGAAGAAAAATCTTGACCGATTCTTTAATAGCATAGATGATCTTGATGATATGATTGTCAGAATTATGAAGTTTGCCAAATTTTGTTCAGAGTATAAGGTTAAGCCGATGATGATTGAAAGAATATTGTCATTAGAGGACTATTTGGTAGCTACGCCGATAGATGCGATGGTTAAAATGACATTCAAATACAAAGAAGAAGGTTATTTTGGAGCCGTGTATCAAAGGGCCACAGGGCAGTTCAAAAAAGGTGATCCGAAGAAGGAGGTAAGAGACGTGGAGAAGGAAGAAGTGGTTATTCTCGACTTTAAATCAGGGGGAATATGGGAATCATACGCATTTCAATTAGAAGCTGAAAGAAGAATGGTTAAAGCATGGTATGGGATTGATGCACGTATTATGAACTTTTCTCCAAAAAGCACGAGCAGCAAAGGATATACGTTGAAAGAATGGACAGAAGACAGTATAGCACTTGAAAAGGCGGACTGCGTGTTCCAACAAGGAATGTTGAATCACCTTAGAAAAGATAAGAAGTTCAAAGTGAGAAAAGGAGTGCTGAATATCAATAAGCCGTACAATGAAGAGGATCATACGGTCGTGTATGATATTGCAGAGGAAATGTCTAAAAGATTCATAATATGAACGATATTGTTATTCCTGAAGGAGATTATATAGAAATCGTAAAACCGATATGCATCAATCCTTTTGGTGATTATTTTATTAACATCAAAAGGGGTTCGAGATTAAGATTATCGAAAGATTTGAAAATAGGAGATAAATATGCAATATGTGTACTTGCATCTCATAAGAAATATGGCAAGACCATCGAAATAATAATGCCTATATTGGTCAGAAATACAAGAAGAGTATGAAAAGAAAAATTAGAAGAACAGGAGAGATAATAGACGTAATCACTTTCAGTAGCTCAACTACAAGAAGCGACCATGACAGAATACAGTTCTATGGTGATAATGGGAATGTGATAAGTGAGAGTTTAAATTTTTATCTCGATACCCTTCCTGTAAATGACGAAAACAAAGATGTAGACTGGGAGCAACGTAGATTCGATCTTATTAAGGCTTATTCTATTGAGTTTGTTAAAGCACAAAATAGAAAAGGTGAAATAGATTGCGGAGTATATGTACCAGATGTGGTGTCATGGTCTATAACTATAGCAGATAGAATCATAGAGGCAATGAGAGGAGTTAAAAATGCTTGATTTTAGAAAATACGAAAACGTACCTCGGTTTCAACTTGACCGCAGACCTGGCAGGAGCCGACTGAAGCTAACCTGCCCGGCTTGTGGGAAAAGCCGGTGCCTCACTCCTTATATTGATGTGGCAACAGGTCAGGTTGTTGGAAACGAGTTCGGAAGATGCGATCATGAACGGACTTGCGGTTATGATAAACGACCTACTGGTAAGGATGTAGGTGACAAAGATCTTTGGATTTCGGGAAATAAGTGTATAAGAGCTTATCGTCCTCCTGTAAATCCTGACGTTGTAAATTACATACCTTTTAGCGAGTTTGAGAGGACTGTGGTTCCAGACGATAGAAACACCGTATTTAGATTTTTATCGTCTCTATGGGGAAAAGAAAGGGTATCTGATGTGTTCAGAAGGTATCATGTCGGAACAATGGACTTATGGGGATGGAAAGGATGTTGTATATTCTGGCAGATAGATAAGGACTTTGTATGTAGAACCGGCAAGATCATGGACTTTTATATAAAGACCGACAGCCAGGGGAATGAGATTGATGTAAAAAGAGTGAAAGAAAAAGACGGTGACAATGAGCGGCCTCATGTCATGTTTTATCATTCGTTGCATGCAAGAGACTTCTTGTTTAGACAATGCCTGTTCGGAGAACATCTTCTAAGCCAGTATCCGGATAAGGTGGTTAATTTGGTGGAATCAGAAAAGACGGCTATTATATGCGCTGTGAATAAACCGGATGAGTTATTTGTAGCTACCGGTGGGTTGCAGAATCTAAGACCGGAAGTGATAGATGTTTTAAAAGATAGAAAGACTGTAGCTTTTCCGGACAAAGGACAAGCATTTGAGACATGGAGTAAAAAGATAGATGGGGTGATGATGAAGTCAAGGATAAAAGTATCGGACTATCTTCAGAGTGTTGAGAATGTAGGGGACGGAGATGATGTGGCAGATTTGATAATTAATAACAAAGTAAAAGAGAAATATTATGAGCCTGGACGTTTATATTAAGAGCAAGAAGAAAGAAGAGGATCGTAAATGGGTTGCAAACATCACCCACAACATGAACAAGATGGCACAAAGGATATTCGTATCAGAAAATAAAGAAACGCTGTACGATTATGTTTGGAGACCAGAAGAATTGGGTAGGGAAATAGATACCGATGAGATGAAGAATGTACTTACAAAAGGTATATGTATTATGATCTCCAAAAGAAAAAGTCTTTTGAAATACGAGCCAGAAAATGGATGGGGGTCTTATGATTCATTTCTTAAGTTTCTTATCGAATATAAAGAGGCGTGCGAAGATCATCCGGGTTATATAATTGAAGCAAGTAGATAATATGGAAAATTACAAAAACACTTTAAATGAGGTAGTGGTGATCGAATCGTCACCAGAAACGTATTTTGTTTACGCTATTCGTAATGCTATTCGTATCTCTAAATGTGCGTATCCGACAGCCAAGAAAGTAATTTTCAAAAGAGAGGACGTAGAGGTAGAGATCTCAGAAATGGAAACTGAAAGCAGTTTGTATGAAAAGTTTAAAGAAAAACAAAAGAATAGGGTATGGAACTTAATGAGCGCCAACAACGGGTTTTAAGAGGCGAAATTTGTCCTTATTGCGGAAGGGAAACCGAGCTGGTCAATGCCGATAAAATATATAGCAGAAAAGGCTTAGGTATGGTTATGATGTGTAAACCATGCAATGCTTATGTCGGTATTCATGAATCAGGACCGAATAAGGGAAAAGCTAAAGGTCGGCTTGCGGGGCCATCACTGAGGTCTCTTAAGATAAGAGTCCATGCCGAACTTGACAGACTATGGTCTACGCCGGAGGAACGGAAAAGGATGTATAAAGATTTATCTGAATTTCTCGCTATACCGGAAGAGTACACACATATAGGTATGTTTGGCGAGAAGACGATGGGAAAAGTCTTTCAGTTCTGTCATGCAAACAAAGAACGATCAGGTTCGAGAATAGAATGGCATAAGCCTGGAGATAAGTGCCCTAATAAGAACAATCAAATAGTGTCAGGAAGTAGCGCATGTAGAGGATGTCCTGAGTATCTTCATGATGAGAAAGACGGGTATGTCTGGTGTGATCCTGATATGAGCTACGGCAGGTTGAAATAGGGAGCGAATTGCCTATCTTTGTGCTATTATTCATCAAAAAAAAATATAAGCACATGGGTAGATCGACAGAGTACTACAGGACTCATCCCGAAGCCAGGAAGAAAAAGGCTAAAAAGGACAAGGAGATAAATGCCAGACCGGAACAGAAAGCCAAACGCCGGGAGCTTGGTCGTAAAAACTACGAAACGGACAAGAAGAAAGGCAAAAGCTGGAGGAAAGGCAAGGATTGTTCTCATACCAAGAATGGTCTTAGGTATAAATCAGTAAAAGCTAATAGGGGATCCAAATCGGATACAAAAGGTGACAAAAATGCACGAGGAGATAGCAAATAGGATAGATATAAGAAGGATATTCAAAACCTCTAAACAGGTTATGGAAGAGGCGTATGAGAATATCTTGAAATACAGGCGGGGAGAGCTTATCCCCGCTAAAACCGGATACGATTATATTGACGAGGCTTTGCTTGGAGGTATTTTTCCTCAGCACGCTATTGCCATAGGAGCCCGGCCATCTGTAGGTAAATCGTATGTGGCCCAAAAGATATTGGAAAATGTGATGAATCCGATGATCAACCCGCAAGCAGGAGATTATTTTCTTGTTAATTGCGAGTTCGAAATGAATCCTCAAGATCTTCTTCTTCGCAGAATGAGCCAGGATATGAAAAAGCGAGCTCCTGAAATATTAAGAAGGCAAGATTCTAATACAGTAGAAGAGATGAGGATGTTTGAAATCCTTCAAGGTGAAATCAGAAATAATATAATATACATCGATGCTCCGTGTACGGTAAAAGAGTTTGAGGCGGCTGTGTATCATATAGCTACCAAACATAAAGACAAACGTCTTATAATATTTAAAGTCGATCATATTGCTTTGATAAAAAGAATGGGGTTAGATCCTAAGTCGGCTATAGATGATTTGGTGGCGGTTATGAACGAAGCTAAATTAGTATATAAAAACATATTTTTCCTCATCATATCCCAATTCAACAGAGAGATAGAAGGAAGGATAAAAAGCCCACAAGAGCAGCCTCCGCGTCTTTCTGATTTTTACCAATCTGATACGCTGGGTCAGTTATGTACGTTAATGATAGGTTTGCACAATCCTCGTAGGTACGGGCTGGATAAGTATATGATATTTGGGAAAGACTGGTATCAGACCCTTGATAGGTTTAAAACTGAAAACAAAACATCATTCAGGACAGCCGGACTGGTATTTCATCATATACTGAAGGTAAGGCAAGTTAGTATGGAAGAGCTTACTAATACAATCCACCCAGAGATACTGCCGGGACATGGATGGATGTACGGGGAGGGCGGGACGAAGTTCGTGAACCCCAACCAGCCGCCGACGCCGCCCAAGCTCTATACTGTGGAAGACGTTACGGACAATCAGGAACAAGAACAAGAGACAAAAGAAGAACAGTCATTGTATTAAAAAAAATAAGAACCATGAGACTAACAGTAGAAGAAAACGAATACCTGATAAGTAAGTTCCTTTTGGTTCTTACCGAATTTGCAGGGGATGAAAGAGAGATGTTTTTAATCAACTCCATACACGACAAGGCGGTGGCGGATATGAATTATCGTCTTCCGTCTTTAATAAGCAGAGAACGCAAAAGACGAGTCATTGAGCTCCTTAAAGAAGGAACCAGAATAATCAAGGACTTTTCCGGCTATGCAGGTGATATGGGTATGATTAACGAATACGATCGTCTAAAGAAAGAAATAGGAACCGTCCAAGATCAGCTTGGCGACGTAGAAGGTCAACTTCGGGCAGCCGGCGAAGTAATCAAGAAAGAGCTTGATATGATTGCTGACCGAATCAAAGAAGATCTTCTCGACCGAGAGCTGGCTAAAAGTAATGCCGAGGCTGAAAGAAAAGCCAAAGTGGATCCGAGATACGAAGTAGCTTTAGGTGACTACAAGGAGATGCTGGAAGTGATTTTTACAACCAGAAACAAGTATTCTACGGTAGATTCTGTACATGACGATCTTCGACAGTCGGTATCTACCGGTAGAAATTCGATTATTAAAGAAGGGTACAACAGTTAAAAACAAGGAGGGAATATGGAAAAGAAGGAATTTAAAGTAGGAGAAGTGTTTGATGCCGGACTTGTAAGATTAAAATGTGTGGATGCTCCAGAGCCAGACTTAGGATGTGAAGGATGTATATTTAATGACCACATTACATGCGGGTCGGTAGATGTAGTCGCAGGCCCGTGTAATCACGTAGAGAGGGAGGATGGTAAGGATGTTATTTTTATTAAAGCTGATTAGGCATGTACATCAATTTCAGACAACTTGCAGCATCAGACATGACTCCTAATGATCTGGCTAATCTTCTTGCTATAAGACAGAAGGATACGGTTATGATCGAAGCCATGCTGGAAAAAGATGCTGGGAGGTATATAGAGCTTGGCCTGGTTGAGAAATTAAAATCAGGCGTGATGAGATTGACCAACAAAGGAACGTCTTTTGTGAATTATATAGAGACACCGGAAATGACGGACGAGGTCCTGGAAACGTTGAAGATTATGATAGGAATGTACGAATCATATTCAAAAGACATAGGTGTCAGCAGAAAAGAAGCGGAATCCAGATTGTGTTGGTTTATGGGTAACACCTCATTCAAGAAAGAGGTCATACTTCAGGTAACGGAATCTTATATAGCAGAGTCAGGAGATTATACAATGAGCTTATGCAACTTCATATGGAAAAAGCCTTCTCAGGCTTTTTCAGTCCATATGAACCTTAAAAATTCAAAGCTCTTTGACTTAATAGCTGAAAAATTTAAGATCGCTACCGAGCCTTATTTGGAGTCTAAGAAGAATAAGGAAATGGATTGGTTGTTTGCCGTATCTAAATTGCCTACGCCGCCGGCTAAAGGCAATCCGGATTATTTGTTTACCGGAAGTTCTGAAACAGACAAAGAGAGATTGAAAAACATAAAAACGTATTTATTTAACAAAATTAGAAAGCAATGGAAAAAGTAGAAATCAGAAAGATTATAGAGGATATAATTATTACTCAGTTTCTTAATTCAGAAATGGATATAGTTCATGAAGAAGATGTGACGTTTAAAGAACTTGGATTAGATTCTCTTGATCAAATTGAACTTGAAATGATGGTGGAACAAAAATTCAATATTGTTATTATTGATTATGATATGGAGACCATCAAAGATATGACTGATCTTGTTTACAAAACAATAACAGAAGGATATGGGAAGTGATATAATTTTATGCATGGCTTTAATAGCGTCATTTGCTTTTGTTATACAGTTTTTGTTGTCGATATTAGGATCTGATCTGGATACGGATATTGACATTGACAGTGCTTCTGATTTAAGCATGTCTTTGTCGGACATCATATCATTCAAGGGCATAACACATTTTATTCTTGGATATAGCTGGACTACCTACTTTTCGGGTTCCCATTTAGTAGGGGTTGTGATAGGGTCGTTTTTCTTTATCGTTTTGTTTTACGTATATAAGTTACTTCTTAAGTTAAAACAAGAAATGGTGTACGAATGTCCGGAAGATTTAAATGGCAGAGAAGTGGAGGTGGTATTTAGATCAGGAAAGAATCATTATATGGTAAATATTGTGAAAAACGGGAGACAGGAACAGATGAGAGTAAGGTGCTTGTCTGGGAAAAATTACAAAAATGGTGACAAGGTGAATATAAAATACGAAGAAGGAGAATTAAGTATCTAATTTTTAATATGGATTTTGGACAAGATTTAGAACCAGAGGAACTGACCAAACATTATGATCAGTGTTATAACCCCAAATAGTATTAAACCAATATAATTCTATTATAAAAGTTTAATACATCTCTTTAAGAGATCGGGTTATTAGCCTAAGCCTTGAAACAAAGGCTACGTTATTTGAGAATAAATAGTTACCTGCGGATGTTTGCCCAAGTCTGTAGCTCTAAGGTAAGTGATTAAACAGTTCTGGTATTCAGGAACAGTGTTGCTTACAAAAAAACCTTAAATAACATTGGCGATGGGTACTAACAGGAGAAATCCTGACTTATCCCTAACAGGATTTACATCTACCTCGGAGACCGGAAGGACTCCGAGGGGATGTATTAAAACGGATGAATAGCTTTAAATATATTTAATAGAATATGGGATATGGAATTGATTTTGAAACAGAAGAAGAGGAGGATGAAGAATATGACTGACGAAGAATTTGCATTGGATAATAAGAAAAAGGTTGTTGTAAGAAAAAGAATATCTTATTTAAGCAAAGGGGATAAAGTGTGGATCGTCTCGTCCGACGGCTACCTGCTACACACGGACGTCGTTCGGCGGGACCGGGGCCGATCTTATGTGGATATAGACGGGATACTGTATTGGAAGCGAGGATTGGATGGCAAACATCGTAATCGTAATAACTACATGCAGTTTGCCATGACGCCGGAGGACGGTAAGAAGTATGTCGTATATTACCCGGAAGGATTTAAAGACGATAGCTTATGATGGTCCCGGAAACACATTTGCTATATAAGGAGTTTAATGGCGTGAAACGTCTTGCCATTTCTTATTCCCAGATAGATACGTTTCTTACTTGTCCAATGAAATGGTATAAGACTTATGTGGAAGGTAAAAGATCTACGGAAAAACAAGAAGCTACGTCTTATGGTACGGTTATTCATAAGACACTGGAATACTTCTTCAAGAACGGAAGACAGCCTTCTGGCAAAGATCTTGGGGAAGCTATAAGTTACTATGCTTACCAAGAAGACATACCTTGGCAGTCACCAGAAAATATGATGATAGCCATGAAGCAATCCGGGGAGCTTCTTGCCTGGATTGTGGATTTATTTAAAAAAGATGGGAATAGATTTATGATAGCTGATAGTGATCTTAATCCCTGTGAGAAACTTATCAGACATGGCGCCATAGTAGGAGTCGAAGAAGATTTTGTGCTGCCGTACCGTCTTCCTAAGCCTATTGACATAAATGGGATAATTCATACCCATGTGTACATAGTAGGATCGGTAGACCTTCATCTTGCTATAAAAAGCAAGAACGTAATTCATCATTATGTCATAGATTGGAAATCAGGGAATAAGGTTTTTGATTCTAAGAAGTTGGAAACAAATTTACAGCATCCTATATATTCATTTTACATCTATAGAAGATATGGTGGGGTTCTGCCAGATATGAACATCTATTTCTTTACCAGGACCAGGCAGTACCAAAAGGTTAAGATAGATGAAGAGCGTAAAACAAAATCTATAGAAATGCTAAATGACACTTTGTCTAAAATGTATGATTTTGAAGATAATAGTGTAAAAACATTTCAAGCGTACATCCAGGGAGCAGAAGAAGCCAGGTATAGCAAGCGGCGTGCCACCCTAAGCCAGCCTGTTTCGCAAAACAAGCTGCCCTGCCCGTCAGCACTGTGTTATTATTGTGACTTTGGATTACATAACAAAAACGAATGCCCTTTCTCTTCAGATTGGGATCCGTCTAAAAAAATAAAGCGATGAAATACGAGGATGTTCAAAAGTTAAGAACAAAATACCGGCAAGATCCGGAGGTTATAAACGTAGAATACATGAGAGACGTTGCTGTAAGAAGCGGGAATTTTAAGAAAGCATTTGAGCTTCAGGAAAGACTGGAGGATATATGGTTTAACTACTTAAAAGAGGTGCAATGAAAGAAGTATTGATAGCAGGAGCAGCGGCCTTTTTATTATTATACTTGTTTGTAACGATTCTTATAAAAATAAGCATGGCAATAGATCGGTATAAGATGAAGAAGAAGACCGACAAAATAAAAGTCGGTCAAAGATACGAATACGAAGGCTACTTCATGGATCCATTTGAAAGAGGCAAGCATGTGATTAAGATATTAGACATAAAGGAAGGGTTCGCTCTGTACGAGTACGGAAAAAGCCCAACTTTATTATTTTCTATGGAGCTTGAAGATATTGTTAAAAGATATGTTTTAATTACTGATGTTAAACACAAGTAAGTCATGAAAAAAGAAGTTACAATCAAGGAAGATATGGTTGCGTTTTATAAAAATGCAGGAAAGGAACTATGGATTTATAACGGACTTTTCAGAAACAAGGTATTGTCTATAAAAAAAGATAAAGCCATTATCATGTGTGAAACTGATGCTGAATATGCTGTACTGATAGAAGATAATCAGTTTATTGCCGTAGCAAAAAACATGGATTATGATTACTGCTGCGCATTCACATTAGGTAATGCCGAGGCTTATGGAGATCGTATGGGCATATCGTGCAGTGTATGCTTGCTCGAAGATAATGAGAATAAAGCAAGGGAAATGTTGAAAGAGGCGATAATAGAACTTTCAAAAAACAGTAAAATAGATTGCGATGGGCTTTGAACTTAGACCTTACCAAAAAGAGGCAGTAGATGCCGGGCTTAAGTTTCTTACAGGAAGATCTAAGAAGCCTGGCATAATCGTAGCCCCATGCGGATGTGGAAAGAGCCTTCTGATATCCAAGATAGCACATGAAATAAATAGACCGACATTAGTATTACAGCCCTCAAAAGAGATTCTGGAGCAGAATTATGCAAAGGCCGTATCATTCGGTTCTAAACCTACTATATATTCTGCTTCATGTGGTATAAAGGAGCTGTCGGCTATGACTTATGCAACATTAAAGAGCATAAAGAAAGATGTAGCGAGGTTGAAGGATATAGGGATAGATACCTTATTGATAGACGAATGTCATTCAGGATATTCTCCTGAAGAAGGTTCTGAATTTATGGAGTTTATGAACGGGTTTCCAGAGGCGAAGGTACTGGGCTTCACCGCCACTCCCTGCCGCCTCCGAACCTACAGTTCCATGCTGGAAGGGAACTATAGCAAGCTCAATATGCTGACGAAAGACGAGCATAACTTCTTTAAGAAGATAGTTCACGTAACTCAAATACAAGAGCTAACTTCTCAAGGGTTTTGGTGCCCACTTAAGTACGAACGATGGTCTTTTGATGAATCGGCTCTGATATTAAACAGTACCGGGGCCGAATACACCAACGAATCTATTAAAGAAAGTATTGTACGAAATGGCTTAAACAACTCTATCTACAAGCGCCTTCTTCAACTTATGAACGAGCGTAAAGCTATTTTGGTTTGCATGGATTCTATCGAATCATGTAATAGAATATCAGAGTTCATGAATGCCAGGATGGGAGCCATAACCGGTGTCGTAACATCGCTAACAACCAAAAAGAAAAGAGAGCAAATCATATCCGATTTCAAAGAAGGTAAGTTGAAGGTGGTTTTTAATTATTCAACGCTTGCTACCGGATTTGATTTTCCCGAACTTGATTGTGTGATGTTTGGACGACCAACATTCTCATATTCAACATATTACCAGGTGCTCGGCAGGTGCGTCCGCATCCATCCTGACAAGAAAGAGGCGCTGATAGTTGACTGCTGCGACAACATGAGGCGCTTTGGTCGGATAGAAGACCTGACAATCGAGCAATTCCCTTCTAAGGGCTGGTGTATGTTTGCCGGCGATCAACTTCTGTCCAATATAAGGATGGGTGATATTATTACCAAAGACGAGATCCTTCGTCGGGCAGCCTCGCTTAAATCCGTAAATGGAGATGGTAGGAGAGAGGACGATCTTGACAGCATAATAATGTGGTTTGGAAAATATGAAGGAATTAGATTCAAGGACATACCAGTGTCGTATTTTAGGTTCTTGGCTGAGAATATGGCAGTAAAACCGGGAGATAGGAAAGAAAAGATTATCGAATATTATAATAGGATAAAAGCATGAACAACAAGAGAAGAAAAAAAATATCAGATGTTATCAAAAACGCAAATAAGTATAAAACAGATTTTGAATACATCAAATCAAAGTTATCGGAGTTAAAGCACAACATAAATTCAGCCAAAGATGATATTGATATGATTTTAGATGAAGAGACGGAGGCGAGAGATAATATACCGGAATCGTTACAAGACTCAGAAAGATATTGGGAATCAGATCGGGCTGTAACTGATATGGAGGAAGTGGTTGATGACATGGAAGGCATTATAAATGATATAGATGATGTGATTTCAACCATAGATGGGAGCATTAAAACCATAAATGGTTCTATAAAAGTAAATTTAGAAGGAATAATGTGAGTCTATAAAAACACTATAAGTAAAATTTAACACAATACGCTTGTATTAAAGTTACACAATCTATATTTTTACGTCGTGTAATTTTAATACAAGCGTATTTTATTAAATAATTTAAAAGTTATGATTTCTAAAGACAGGTTATTGTATGGAGTGGTAATCAGACAGGACATTAAAACTTCCTTTATGTCATTAACTGGATTACAAGAGGCATATACAAGAAAAAGAGTGGAGATGGGGTGGAATGATAAGAGAATAGAAAATATTCTTTCGAACAAGGAGAGTGCAGAAAGGATATTTTATATTCTTAAAAAACAGAAATACATAAAAAGTGAAACCTTGAAAGAGTTTATGGATATAGTGGAAAACAACTCTTTGATAAAAGTAATGAAGTGGTATAATGCCTATAAGACTACAGGAAGAGGAACAAACAGAAATGTTATGTGTGATCCCTACATATGGGTATTAGTCGCTATAGAATTAAATCCTATGCTGTATGCAGAAGTTACTGGATGGTTAAATGATAAACTTATTTTGGATAGAATAGAGATAGGGGATAAATACAATACTCTTTCAAGGTCTGTATCAAAATTTGAAGATGTTGATTATATAGAAATGGCTGATAAGTTAAACTGGATTGTATTCAATAAACATAAATATGTTTTAGATAACAGAGCAACTCAAGAGCAGTTAAAAGAACTTGAAATGCTTCAATCTAATCTTGCATTTTGTATAGAAATGGGAACCATCTCTTCTTTCTCTAATTTAATGAACATGATGAGATCTATATATGTAAAGAAATGGGGAGAAGAGGCTGTAACTTCTAAAAACGTAAAATAATATGGGAGTAAAAGAAATAAGAGAACTACTTAGACTCTACAATCTCGAACATAGTGTCGTCCAGAACAAAAACTCTGGGCGGTATTCTATTATTCTCCATAACAACATCATAGGAACGAACGTAGATGGAGAGAAGGTAGTTGTGTTCAGAACCATTCCGGATGGAAGCAATACGTTCTCTATGGAGCGAAATAGATTCTATGAGGGGTTTGTAGAGGCTTTTGATGACGATAAGGCGATTGAAGCCGTAAGACAGTATTTTGAGAAAAACAGAAATGATAGGGTATAAGACGAAGATGGATTATATTACTATCGAAATGAGGTAAAACAACGATAAAGCAATGGAAAAGATGGATGATAATACTAAAAATATCCTTTATCCAAAAGGATCTATTTTTCGCATATTAAAAGATGATATAATCAGTGCCGAATTTAAAATCGTCAAAGGAGCTATAGCGGAGGCAGTATCAGACATAGAAGTAAATGATAAATATGCTGAGGTTTGTTGCAATGGGGAGACGTTCGTCATAGAAACGGATATTATGGATATTATTCTTACCAAAGACCCCATAGAAAACAAATCGGTGAAAAATGACATCATTGATGATAAACTACGATGGGATTTGCTTCCAATGGAAGAGATTGAGGACATTGTAAAAGTCTATCATGCCGGAGCCAAAAAGTACGATCCTAATACTTGGCAGAACCTTGACAACGGATTTGAACGGTACCGTGCTGCGATGTTTCGACACCTGATGGAATACATGAAAGGGGAAAGAGTGGATCCCGATACAGGATGTTTTCATCTTGCACAATGTGCATGGAACTGCATAGCTATGCTGTGGTATGACAAGCATGGAAAAGGGTTGATACCATTAAATAAGGAGGAAAAGAAATGACAATAGAACAACTAAATTATTTATTAAGAAAAGAGCTTTATGCTATAAAAAACCATAAAGACAACATTGATAGAATCAAAAAAGAATATTTTGATTCCAATTATGGGTTAAAAGAAGGAGATAAGATCCGTATTTTACACGAAGCAGGAGATGAAATGATAGGCTTCTTGAAAAAAGTTGAAGTATGTGAAGACGGAGATCTGTACTTGACAATCCAAAAACAAAACGAAAAAGGTGACAGAGGCAGAGGGAAATGGAATATGTATCTATCATCAAAATTAATTAAAATAGAAAAATTATCAGATTAATAACGATATGATTAGAGCAAGATTTACATTAAAAAATCCGACTGCGGTAACGACTACCGTCCAGTCAAATGGCCTATAAAATATCCATATTGGTATAGTGGTGAATCCGATGATTCATTCATACTTGTAGCGTATGCCGAAGACGAAGACAGCATAAAAGAGCTGTGGCCGGAAGCATACGATATTAATGTCTTAGAAAAAGATACTGAGGTTAAATTCACATTAAGATTTCCTAAGCCTAAATGGTATGAATTGCAAGAAGAGAGATCAGAAGAGTATGATAAATTATATGGTAAATTCGTATGGGTTACAGACATGTGTCTAAAAGATGGGAAAATAAGAAAGGTAAAAGCCAGAATAGAAGATTGTGGTGGTCTTTTATTAGCCGACACTCCTGGTCGTTACACCCCTTATCAGATAGGGGATTGTGCTTTTGAAAGCAAGGAAGAGGCTTTAAAACATGCAGAGGAACAGAGAACGAATTTAATTAAGTCTCTTAGGTTACAAATACACGAACTTGAAAATCTAAAATTTGAATGCGATGATTAACTATGCAGCAAAAGCCAGAAAAGCTTATTTGATAAACAATTTCGATAAGATTCTTAACAGTCTCAACACGCTTCATTCAACGGTTGAGACCATGACGTTGTTCGTAAACGACCAGGCTTATAATTACATTCTTAAGCTAAAGGAAGTGATTAAGGGTGGTCCTATGTATAAGCACAATATCAAGCGTCTTTTAAATGATATGGACAAAGAGATAAAGAGGTACAATGCTTCTATCTACTACATAAATAAAGAGCGTAGTGAGGTTATAGCTGATATAACACAAGCGATGGAAGATTGTCTCATGCCATACATAGACAATCTGGCCGGCGCTATAAGGACAGCCGTGTGGTCGAGGGGTGTGTCCGAGGAGCGGACGGAAGCGGCGGTACTGTCCCTAATCGTATCCTCCTTGGCCACGACATCAGGCAGACTTATCTCAGGTGGATATCAGATCATGAAAGAAATGGGTGGGGGTCAAGGTGGTAATCCATTTACGTTTATGAGCATTGATAAGATAAGACACTTATCTACATCATTATCTGATGCTATTACCGGTGGGGAAATAGCTCTTGAGGAAAAAGAAGCCAATGACATAACTAAGGCAATGGATATTTTTATTGAGAAAATGTCTGATTCGGATATTGTTGATAAGGTGATCAGCATACTTGAAGAGGCTGAATCTAAAAATAAGGAGGAGCGATCGTGAATTATTTGGATGGGTATGTAGAAGAAGTTCTTTCTGAGCCGTACTATGATGATTATGGCTCTGGGGTTTTTAGGTGGTGGGTGAAAGTGTCTTACGTTTGTGAAGGCATAGGAGCTGTCACTACCTTAATGTTTGATACGAGAGAAGAAGCAGAGGCAGTAAAAATAGGTTATAAATTTTTATGTTGAAAATAATATGAGGTATTTTGTTTTATTGATGGCACTTGTGTTATCATCATGTTCGCATGATGATAGTCAGGTTAATAACGGATGGGTTATATATGATTTACGTCCTTTACAGGGTGGACGTGTGATGTATTATGCTGAAGACGAAAGAATTTCAATATTTAAACATAATAGAATCATAAAATTCGTTAGATACCAAGGGGAATACAATATCGGAGATTCTATTAAGATCGTGAAAGTAAAATAATATGGAAAATAATTTAAAACTCGTATGCCCAAAATGTGGCACCCCTCACCAGCCTCATTCTCCGCACACGATGGATGCAGATGGATTTGAAAGGTGTGAGATAAGAACTGTCATGGAAGACAGGGGGTGGTGCTACGAATGCTCTTTTTGGCAAAATATGTACGACAAGCACAAAGACGATCCAGGATGGGTTAGGATAGACGGTGAAAGCTGGGTGCTTAAGCCTATGGTGGAAAACGTACCGAGCGGATGGAACAGCCTTGGATGTGGTGGAAGAAAGATGTATATCAATATCGAAGGGAAAGGCATTGTTGTATCAAATAACTGCTGGTGCCAAGGTGATGTTTCGGACGCATTCAAGGATCTTATGCCTGATAATGCTACTTGGGCTACGAAGGAGGAATTTGACAAAGCTCCTGTAGTAGGATATATTGTAGAAGGTATTGGTTTAGTTTTCACAGATAGGGAAGGTCATGAAGTTAATGCTTAGAAACTTGTTTCATATTCCTCTTAGAATAGTTGAAAGGAAATTAACTAATGGGGAAGTAGAATATTGATGCCAATATCAAAACATTTTTGGGAAATGGAAAAACAGGATAAAATACGATATGTTTGGCATGTCGTGTTATGCTGTTTTTTATTCATTCGAAGATGCGTATGAATTTAATTATGGTAAGAACAAAGAAGAAAAGGTAAAGGTAGTGGATTCTTGTTACAAGAAAAGATGGTAACTACAATAATCCCCGGCCATACAATAGGTGTACGGTTGGGGATTATTGTAATATATGATTAATAACCGTCTTATCTTATACTAATACATTTTAGTACTATTTTTATATCTTTTATTATAATTCTACATAGGTGTCAATAGGAACAAAGCTGCCAATTGTACTTATCTTATATATTGAATGAATAAGGTGAGTACTTGGACTTAATTTCAGTTGAGGTACTTGATTGGATCCTTCTGTAATAAAGAAATAATAAAAAACGTCTCCAATCGTAAACTGTAACATAATATCACCTGTTACCGATCCTTCATTAAAGTAAGCCTGGATATATTGTCCAGAATTTGATATCGTACAATTTATAGGATTACCGCCCATCGTACATACCTTGCTATTATTAATTTCATCTAAAACATAGGAAGCCGCCATAGTTGCTCCATTAGATCGGTATCTACAACCAAGAATAGGTACAGGATTTCGCCATGTGGTTGTAGGGGCCGAAATCGAACAAGCAAAAACAGGGATCTTGCCGCCAGCAACTGTATTAATATTTTCAAATCTTCTTCTCGTAATTTTATAAAATTAATTCAGTAAAAGGACGGACATAATGTGAACTACCCCTTGAACCTGTATCCAAATGATCTCCTTGGATGTTTATATCATAATACCACGAATAGGAAAATTTTTCATTTCGAGTGGATGTCCACATTCTATTACTCATTATCGTACCTCCTACCATTAAAAGGCATTCGTTTATTTCATTAGCATACAATGATATCAAAAAAAACTCTCCGGCGCCACCTACATATCCATTTTGACCATTTTTAAATAAATAGCTATTAGCTTTATTAAAAGCGTAATCTGTATTACTGGTATCATATTCAAGATACGCATTCTGATTTTCACGCCCCAATAATCCTTTTTAATAGTTCCCATATGAGAACTATCTTGTGCAAATATATTGTCTATTTCTCCATCCTTACCCCAACGAAATGTGCCAATATATTCGGTGGCTATAACAAAACACACTTTATCTACAAGAGCTATTCCATTGCATAGATCATTGGAATATCCTTTATTAGACCAATTTTCTTTTGTATATAATCCTCCATCTACATGTTGGATGTATATGCCTTTATTGATTATAAGCGAGGGATTTACCCCCATCCCTATTTGAAATATTCTTCTCATTTTTTTTGCAAGATACTATTTTTTTTCATAACAAAAGAAACCGGTTCCCTATCATCTCTGACTGAGAACCGGTAAGAAAACAATTTCAGAAAAAAATTTAACCTACATAATCTTTCAAGTAAGAACAAAAAACGTACAATCTACTCTTTGACGATGCTAATATAACATATTGGAATCATACAAAAACAATGCAAGTCCGATATTCTTCGTCTACTTGTAGCTCACATCATCGTCTCCTTCTGAATCAGGAGTGGCACCGATGAAAAACATCATTGACTTGTTGTTCGTCTGCTGCCACCAGTTATAGGCACGTGCTACGTCTTCCGGCGTCTTGATATTATACCATTGTTTGATAAACGTCTGTTTGGCGAGTTGCCTAAATAACTTAGACTCTCCCTTGTATGTACCGGATGTTACTTTATCAAGTGAATAATTCCTAAGATCGGTAAGATCCTTCAGCTTCCGTCCCATAACAAACGGGTCGTTAATGATATCTACAACGTTAAGCTCCATAATAAACGGCATCTGTGAAGCTATTTCGTTTATGGTTCTGAATCCTACATAGGATCCGAATTGAGTAAGCCAACTTTCTTCGTTTTCATCATCATCACGCCATCCGGCAAGAAGCATAGATACGGCTTGCATGATAAGAAACGTGCCGGCATAGACACTGAGACGTTTGAGATTGGTTTTCTCTACCTCATTCATATTGTCTTTATTTTCGTTCCAGGCATCTATGATGTTTTTCATACCAGACTCGGAAGCCAGGCTAAATGTTTTGGCTATCATATTCTTTAACGTAATTGACAACCCTTCCTCTTCTTGCATTGTCTGGAAATTGAAGCCACGTCTTTTCCACAGACGTTGAGCCGCCAGCACCAACCATCCTCGGTGGGCGGTCATGAACCTGGCTATCCAGTTGCGCGATGCGGCAGTTCGGTTTTCTTCATTCAAAGATCCGTTACATATCTGCGACAAGCTACGAACTTGATTTCTGGTTATAGCCATCTGGGTTTCAACTTCCTCAACAGTAACACCCGATCCGGGCTTTACAACCACCTTCCCATCCACGACATCTACCATACTCCATAAAGTACGATCTTTTAATGCATTCCATTCTCTTTTTATGGTACTCTGTTCTTTATTGCGTTCTTTTTCCATCTTGAAATCTTGGAACGTGTAGAACCGACCTTTGTAATAACGAACATTGTCCATAGTAGCAATCATAACCTGCGGATCAAGAGGGTAGTTCAGGATTTCCATAAAAGCATACATAGGTGAACGCATTAAGGTCCTGGCCGCTCTATTGTATCCGGCACCATACATTCTGTTTCGTATGTTGAATATCCCCATTCTCTCACCTATGACATATAATTTGCTTTTCCTATCTATGTCTCCGGTTTCTGCTATACAAGATGGAGCAAGGCGTGAAAATTCAGCCGATGCGTATTTAAGGGAGTCTTTGCTTATATACTGTCCTACGGCAGATTCCATGATGAGGTTGATATGACCTGTTAAGGCGCCGGTAGCTGCCACAAATGGAGACAGTGCCAAGTTCATGACCGACATAAACCTTTCAACAGCCATCATAATTCTTGTAAGGTCTACCGTATATCCTCCGATGTTCACCGTAAGTTTTTTGGTGTTCATCCTAATGCCATAATAATGATCGTTGAAGAAGTCCCTGAACATCTGATATGCTTGGGTTGCTTCAGCCTTTTTACCACCTTCAAATTGTTTATTTAGTAACATCTGCTCCAGTCCTTGAGCGAGCTCTATAGACTTCTGCTTTTCGTTGTATAACGATGACTGCATCATAAGCATCGAATAAGAGTAGCCAAAATCGTGAGATACATCATCTTGGTTCTCCAATTCATATATGTAGTATTTAGGTATAGACCTAAGCCTGTCTTCTGGATCATACACTTCTCCTTGCCTGGTCTTACCATATAGAGAATCGTCTACTCTGTCCAGGCACAGATCTGATACAAAATTACGAACCGTATTTTTGAAGTTAATACCCAATCCTTCTACACGTTCTATATCTTGTTTGGATATCTGTGGAATAGCATACAGGTTCGGGCTCTGCTCTTTGTATAGATCAAGGGATTGTCTTTTTATTTCCTTGAGTTTTTGAATCATATTCCACTGCTCTACGTTTTTAGTAGCAACCTCATTACCGTCAGCATCATACTTGATACCAAAGTCATTGAAATACGATTCGTCACGATACAGGCTTTTCTTAGGCATTCGATGACCATACCCATGATCTTTTACATAATCAGGATTACGACCGCTATTTTCGGCTTCAGATTCAGCCACCCATGCCCTTGCAGGGTCGAAAGACAAGTACGATATGTCCATGCCATAATCTTGGGTGGATGTACCGTTTTGTACGTCCTTAACCATTTGCGCCACATCTATCTCACCTCGACCGATTTTGTCGATCATAGCTGCATATCCGGTAGGCGCCATGCGTTTATAGTACGAAAAAACCTGGCTTCTGGCAAATTCATTAACAATAGCATTAGCTTCTTCTACGCCCTCTTCTCTTGTATTATTTAAAAATAAGCTGGCCATCTTAGCATTAACAGCATTCCTGAAATCTCTACCGTCTAATTCTTTGCTTATACCAAGCTTTTCTGACAGGTAGTTGGTTTCAGATACGGTAAACAGATATCGGTTATCAGCAGCCTTAAACAGCTTATCCCTTAAAGCCTGAATCCTTTTTGCTTTCTTCGCCGTAGTATGACGTTGTACGAACTTCCATTCCACTTCCTTGGAGTCAGCAAGAGCATTTAAATAAGACTGATTTACTTCGTTTTCAGCCTTACTGCTTTTAGTAAGGTACTTATCAATATCTTCAAGACCCACCATCTTAGCATAATCTATCAAAATAGCGTAATCGGCTTCAATAGCTTCAGATGCGGCCCTAAAAGCATCTCTTTCAGATGAGGTAAATGTCGCTTCGTTAATCTCTCCGATATCAGCCACATCGCGATTGTTTCCGATTATTTCCTTGATAATAGCCTTATTTTTTTCTATATCTTTCACAATAGAATCCACGTCAGTCGCATCTCTATCACTTGTCGTAGAACTAATGATATCATGCGCCATTTTAAGATACGAAGCCTTGTTATTTGATTCGGTACGTGCCGACTGTTCTGATTCTACATCATTCCAAAACCGATCGTTGAATGACAGGTGACCTCCCAACATAAGTGTCTTCAGCGCAGCTTCTCCTCCAGACTCGCTCTGAATCGTTCTTAATTTTTGCAAAAACGATTCTGATACGGCATTAGTGGCATTATTTGATTCCTTTCTCCAAACTTCATTTATAGCTTGTATTTCTTTGGCCATCTTAAGTTGGTCGCCGGTTTTTTCCACTCTCCTGGTTCCTACATATATGTATTCTGAAGCTGCTTCCTTACGTTGTTTACGAAGCAGTCCTTCTTCTTCGTAATTGCTGCTTTTAAAATAGGCAACCTCATCAAAATTACCACCGCTATCAATAAAAGGCTGCCTCAATATCCGTTTTTGCCGGGATAGGGTATTAAGGTATTCTTTGGTTGTTTGAGAAACCGGATGCCCTAATTCTTCTTCAGCCTTTTTGTATATGGATTCCATTCTTGTGGCATAACTTTCGCTAAATTCCAGTTCCGAATTTTCAGCATCCCACTTTTCCATCTGCTCTGTATAGATCTTTTCCTGCTCGATGGTAAAAATATCGGTATTAACTCTATCAGACGATGGTTTGAATTTAGCGTTTTCAGTAACCGTATTTCCATCCTTGTCAACTACTTCTCTTTTAAATACGTAATTACGGTTATTGTCAACCACATCACCAATTTCTTCTTCTGATATCTCTATGTTCATGGCAGTCGCAAACGCTCGCATCTGCGCCAGCTTCTTATTACGATCGTATTTAGCCATATCAAGAGCACTACGAAGGTAATTAGAAGTTTTGCCGTCTACTTTCTGAAGCAGTTTTTCAAATTCAGATTTGTTAAAACCATGCTTTTTCGCATATGCCAGGAAGTCGGATATGGCGGGCTGGGCATTCACCATCGCATTGTAATTGTCTTTGGCAATCATAGCTCCAAGAGCGTTATTGAACGGACCGGAAGAATGCTCTAATATACCAAACCACCTACTTATCCAAGAAACATCGTGTTGAACCTTGTCAAAAAATTCTTTTACTCTCTTTACCTTATCTGCCGGCACATGAAGTTCGTTCATTAACTTATCAAGTAACGTACTTTCATCAAGGTCTTGTACTGATTTAATATCAGACTGAATACCATTGATGTCGGCAATGACGGTATTGATCCTATTTGTATAATCCTGCTTTTCACGTTCATCAAATTCGGTACTTCTGTTACGGATATATCCTCGAAGATCGTTCATGATCGGAAGAACCTGATTGTTGATAATATCTACGTTCTTTCGATCATTGGTATTGAAGTGAAGCTTACCGTCTTTGGTATCACCATGAAGGATGGTGTTCACCACATTACTTAAGTATCTGACCTGAGCTTCGGCTGTAGAGATCATGCTATTCATGGCAGCCGCCATCTCATTCTTGTCTATTTCGGTCTCTACCTTATTTATCTTATCTTCTATGGTCTTAAGCTGGGCAAGGGTCATAGACGTAGTTACAGCCCTATCAGAGCTTATCTGACGTAAGTCTCTTAACGTTTTTCTCAATGCCCGGATCTTAGACTCAAGAAACTTGTTCTTGTTCATAGAAGAAAGGGAGTATAATGTAAAATCATTATCCTTTAACAGAGAGGTATCAAATCCTTTATCTATGTCGGTAATAGCAAGATCACGAATGTTTTTAATAACGTTATTCAAATCTTGTCTTTGGGTAGATAAAGCTGATTTAAGCCAGCTTACGATTCCAGAGAGAAGCTGCCGGACGCGCCCCAGGAAGGAGGTGGGCTCTACCGGCGCCTGTGCTGTGCCGGTCTGCATCTCCCTGGCGAGGATCTTTCCAAGAATTTCTCTCCTAACAGCATTATCAAGTTCAGAGCCTTCATATACCTTACCGTATGTATTATAATACTGACCTGCATACTGATTCCATTCTTCAGTGCCTTCTACATCTTGCAAAACAGATTCAACAGCATTCTGATCTCTATACGCCTCTACGAGAAAGTGTGCTGTTTCTTCTACTAAGTCAGACAAAGTAGCATCTTCACCGACTGCTATTACGTTATTGGCAATATCCGCCAATGCCTTAGCAGAAGGTTCGTGTCCGTATTTAGTTTGGTACTTCTCTATATAATCGGTCATGCCAACGACACTAACGCCCAGCGTTTTCAGTATCTCAACAATAGAATTTCGTTGGTCACGTTCCTCTTGGCTATAATCTGATACGATCTTAGCTTTAGTATCAGCATAAAGATCGTTGTCTTCTAATATGAATGAAACTACAAGCGCATCAAAATGATCGTACTTAGCATCCAATTCATTGTATCTTCCTGACTTAAGATCGTTCTTTATCTGCTCTTTGCTAACCCTTTCCGTTCCTCCGGTGGCGAGTCTCATAGTCACCTTACTATTATCCAACGAGCTTATGGTTATCATACCCTGGTCGTTCATGGAAACATCGGAACCAAAATGATTACGGAGCTCGGTGTAGGATAATGCCGAATTGAAAAGTCTAATTTGTCCTGTATGTCCTTCTCCTGCAATATAATAGCTTCTTGTTTCCGGATCGAATATCTTGGATCCGGACAAAAGACCTTTCTTTATAAGGTAGTTAATTATACCGCCTTTTGTTGATAAAGAAGTAGAAGCAGAAGCGGTCATGACCGGTATAAAAGATTTGGGATTATTAAGAACATACTTTCCAGCCTTGTAAGTAATGTCTGCCACGCCATCCACGGTAGATTCTTGAACGGTGCCTGATAAGAATCCTATTCTAATATCATTTCCGCCAGAGCGAAGAGCTTCTCCGTAATCTTCAAATAATTGACTACGATCGTTCATGAAAAACAAACGAGGCTCTCCGGTCTGATACGTTACACCCACAGGATTAGAATCTGTCTGTGGTAGCTCTTCTGGGCTAAATATCTTAAGACCGTCTTTTATAACCATATAATTAACACCCTTATCCTGTACCATAGATACGGGAGTAAAGTCCGAAGATATAGCATCTTGTAGATACCGCCCGGCGTCTATTCCAGGTCCTTCCGGTACGGAAATACTTGACGGAACCATAGCATCCACCAACATAATATTATCACCCAAATCTTGGCTGTAAAATCCAAAGCCCGATTCTTGGATTTCATAAGGTGCATCTGATTTTGACACAAGAACAGGGTTACTCATCTTAGAAGCCTTATCCAGCACCCTTTCTCTATAGGCTTCCGGAATAAGATCGATGTTGGATTTTACCTTATTATAAGCCTGTTTGTTGATAGGCACTCTCTCTCTCCAGTCGCCAAAAGCCTTTAAGAACTTATTAGAAAATACGGTTTTAAAAACAGTAGTAGCCCGTTCCCTATTCTCCATAAGAGGAATAGATGCTATTTTATCAAACAACATAGACCTGTCCCCTGATCTGGTAGAGACAGAAACAACTTTCTTTTTATTATCTCTTTTAATAATACACGTTGATGTCATAGTAAAACATTTTTGTTATGAGACAAAGGTAGTTAAAAATCAGGCATATCATAAAAAATAAAGCCACCTAACTTCTCAGTCTGATGGCTTAAAAATAATATGAAAAAAATTATAATCTGACGAAAAATCGTCAAGTTCAGCTTATATGTAATGCATGTACCCATCTCGGTGTATAAACCTTCCCGATTCAAAGCGCTCAATATCTTCAGGGCAAATAGGGCCCGAATCCTCTCTCCTGGCTTCAAACCAAAGCCCCGGCTTACGAAGTCGGCAAGTTATGATATAATTGAAGCAATTGTGCGTAAAATGGAAAACAGATCCTACAGGGAAATACCTATCAGCTTGAAATACGATTCTTTTTCGTTTAGTATCAAACGTGATATCTCCTACTATCTTAGCCACGTAATAGCTTCTGCCATTTAACGTTTCATCTGTTTGTGGTATCCAATAATAACCTCTTGCCATGCCACAAATATATAAAAAAAGTCGGACAAGACACATGTCCGACTTTATATTACTTTGATTCATTTTCAAACCGCTTTATAAGAGAAGCAATATCATCACCACAAACAAACATCATTCGACGTTCTTCTTTTGGTTTATGAGACACTGGGATGGTTTTGTTTATCTTAATCTGATTCGCCAGACCTCTGCCTAAACGAATATCAACTTTTTTACCTTTCATGAATTAGGTGATTATATACCAATTTACACCAGTACATTTTGACGCTTCACCGTTCCAGCTAATGCCGACAACTCCACGCCCCCTTCCCGGTTCACCACCGGTGTCTTGTTAATATTTTCTTGGGTTAGAAGATTCTTCTTTTCCAACCCAAATCTTTTAATATTATTAGCTGCAAGCAAATCACGATCATTGACGACACCACATTCGGGACAAGTCCAAATACGATCCGATAACTTAAGATCACGATGTATGTATCCACATCCGCACATCTTAGAACTCGGCTCGAATCTTCCGATCCGAATTAAATTAACACCGCGCCAATCCGATTTATATTGCAGCATCCTAAAGAACTCGCTCCATGATGCAGAGGCAATACCCTTAGCAAGGCAATGATTTTTCAACATACCTCCTACATTAAGATCTTCTATGATAATAGTTTGGTTCTCACTTACTATCTTCTTACTGACCTTATGTAAGAAATCTTGTCTACGGTTTCGAATCCGTTCATCAAAGCCGCCACCAGATTCGGATCCATTTTATTACCACCTATCAAATTAGCAAACATGCCGGGAATCATTGAAAGAAGACCGTTAGTGGCTGCACCACCACCGTTAGCCCCGGCTCCATCTAAAAGGACGATTTTATCACCACCCATAATTTTATAGTATTTAATTGTTAAACATACGTGCATGAAGCACGTAACAAAGATCATGATTGCAGGGTGGAATATGGGTGTGTTTATTTCCTATAGAAGAGAAGTATTTTCACAAAAACAAGAAGAGATGAGTAAATATTACTATAAACTCATCTCTTAATCGCTTTTTGTTGTAATGAAATTCAAGCCATGTTACACAACTTGAATTTATATTCATCAATTATATCATTCAAGTCACAATCTGATAAGTTGAACCATTCTCTGTATATTCCTTTGATATCGAATCTTGCATGAAGCTCGCTTTCTATGTCTTTATCCACATAAGCTATTAATGTTAAGTTATCTTCTACAACAGACAATCCAGATAGCCTTCTTTTTACATCAGAACTTTTACCTATTTTATAGAAACCATTATTATTATTTCTTATTATATATGTAAAATATTTTATATATTTTTTATTATATCTACCAATAAATCTATGTGTTATATCTAATACACAATCTTCATTTTTAATATCACATAAATCAAATACATCGTGAATAAAATCTTTAAATAAAGACCTATCACACTTCATACAGATAATACATAGAATCGATTTGGGGAATAAATAATAGTCATGCCTAAATACATGACTATCATTATCTATTATTTGATTTCCATTATTATCATATCTGTATGATATATAATCTATCCCATCCTTAAAATCAAAAGATGATATTACATCCTTTATCCAATGTTTAAAATCATACTTACATTCTAACAGTTTATGAACGTATTTTGCGTCAATCATCTTTCTGTCATTTATTAACACAAAAGGAATAAAAGTATTATCCATAATAAAAAAAATAGGCCCAAAAGAGAATGTCAGATCCCACTATGACAAACTCTAATGAGCCAAAAATATCTTTCAACATCAAACAACCAGAGGTGGGATCTCGTTGTTCATTGTTTCTGGAACAAAGATAAGAACGGGATTTTAAATAACAAATATTTTAATACTTTTTAAAACAAACCAGGGCCCGCATCACTGCGAGCCCTGATCTACACTAATCTAAACTAATACCATGAAAAACTTAAATCTAAAAACTAAAGAACACACAAATGTAGGAAAATGTATGGTTTTCACAAAGAATCTGTATCCTGTTCTTTTGTGTGATTCAAGACATGGGATATAGTTCTGATACTTAATCCGGTTTGATTTTGTATCAGATTATAAATATAGGATTTTGAAACTACAGTTCTTAATTGACCTAAATCATTCATAATGTTTTTATACATAAGATGAATGCTGTTATTACGTTTGATGGTACTGATTCTCATTTCCTACCGTTATTAGTTACGTTCTGTTCTTACTTTTCCCTATTTTCTATAATCCCTTCCTGAAACTAATATCGCAAACTTAATAAAAATAATCCATAAACAATGAAAATCTAACTTTTCTTGTATGTTGTTGATATACGTGCATATGCAAGAAAAGTGAGACTTTCACAAGCCTCACTTCCCAAATCGTAATTATGAAAAAACTATATTATATATATACAAAAATTATTTGCATTCCAATTTATTAAGATCATCCAATTCAGACTTGCTTACGATCATATCTTGCGTCAAGCCAGATCTGTTTTGGTATGGAGCGTAATCGGTTTCTACCGTCTTAGCCTTCTGAGTAGAATCGTATTTCACCTCCGATTCGGTTCCTGTCAGATTTTGGTAGATAGATCCGGAACTACTTTCGCCAACTTTAGTGAACACCATGTCTCCTATTCTGATAAAATTATCATACAAACCCTCTACGATAACATTATCATCCTGCTTAGTTATGTTATGATCCCGAACCTCATTTAAGAGATTAGGATGTTTTGTGAAAAGATCGTGATAGAAATCAGAACCGGCATATAACATATCATAATAATCCAAATAGAACAGATCTGTAAAAGAAGGATCGGTGCTGCTCATGCTATACTCAAATAACTGCTCACGATCATTACCTGCCAAAGATAGTTCAATTTGTTTTAACGTATCCGGATCTGAAACGGTAAGACCCAGCAAATGATCCGGTTTAAAGTCAAGATACTTGTATGCCCCTTCATACACTTCCGTATTATGAAGCTTATTTTCAAGATAAGATTGGTATAAATCGAATAAGAGTAAAGGATTCTCTTTGTCCTGCTTTCTGTTTATGTATCGGCTAAACTCCCGTTCTTCATTAACATACGGGCTTCCGGGAACAACAAGATGACCGAACGCCAATCTGGTAGCATTCATCTCTTCCGTATTCTGAGAATCGGTATAAGACAGGACGTATTTTTTAATAGAATCAGCAAGGGCCTTACTATCTACGTTTTTCACGCGGAGCTTATCTAAAACACCATCTTTAAAACAATATTCAGGATAGATGCCAGGTGGGAAATAAGTCAGACTCTGCTTGGCAAGCTCAGCAGCCATATCGTACAAATCACCTAAATTATCTCTTTCTACCTTATGATATAGGTTTCCACCAAGATAAAGCAGGGAATGATTTTCAAATGCCGATACCGGATCTATGTCAGATTCCATATAAACGATATTCATATTATCCATATACTCTGGTAGAAACATAACACGGCGATTCCTGCTATCTCCAAGAACATCATCAATAGCAGAAGCTAAGGTAGGAGCATAAGTGTCATCGTTGTGCCTTGCTACATAAATATCGAGATCCAACATCAAGCTATCAATTTTATTCAGCGATTCTTCTGTTCCGTCATATGCCTTAGACACGCCTACGATATCTATACCAAGACCCACACAAGCCTCTTCTACGTCCCATATCATACTTCTAAGGTCTTCTTCTGTATCAGCATTAACCCTATTTAGAAAGGCTGATATACGAGCTCGTAATGACTCAGATCCAATAGGGCTGTAATAAGCATAATCTTGCAACTTTGATAATGACCGTCTCTTCCCTTCTACGATATTATTATCTTCTAAAGTTACAACCGGAACGATGTTCATATTCGAAAATTCGTTGAACAGCGACAAGGCAAAACTCTTATCCGACTGATATCTTTCAACTAACTCCGGATATGAATCAGATAAAGATCCGAAAGCAGCATCAAACTCTGAAGCAACACTAATACCTCCTACTGTATTTTTTATAGCCTCATAAACTTCAGCCGGATTGTATGATGCTCTCTTTCCTAATTTATTGAAGACGCCTTTTTTATACACAACAGGACCGTATGGTTTTTCTACGGTTGTGAAGTAAGACTCTTTCCCGAGATCGTGTTCGTTATTGGAATAGTCTAATAATAATCTCATAAAAGAGCTAACCTCATTGAGTGCAGAAGGATTATCTAGTATCCTACTTATTTCCGTCTCATTATACAAGCCGGATCTCCTTAGATTTTCTTCATTTAGGATAAGATTGCCATCCACATAAAAAGAGCTTCTAACTCTATTAATAAGAGATCGTATGCTATATATGGAATTGGATATCATAACATCTCTTACGTCCTTAACATCCTGAGCCGTTAAAGGATCGGAAAAATAAGCCTGACGCTTCATATACGACAGCACATCTTCTAAAAGAGGTTCGCCATTGGGATCGGTATTAAACATCTCCCCTGGAGCCGGGTTATTCCAATGACCATAATACGACAAAAAATCAGAGGTGTAAGCCTTAGCCCATACCTGAAGGGCCCGCTCGCTGTTTCCTAATACTTTTAAAGCACTTTCGTAAAGAACGGAAGGCTCCCCGTTAGGAGCCTTAACCCGTTTTATTTCATTTTCCTTTTTTTCTATCTGACATTTGACACCCATTATAATTAACTTTTTTGCAAAGTTAATTATAAAACCGACTTATACAATGACGGATCCCAAATTCCTTCTATATAAATCTCCGGAAAACTCAAACTGCCATCACGAAGAGTGGTGACTCCCAAGCTGGGAATGTTGAAAACAGTACTGGTATCACCAAACTCACCATTCAACTTGATAGCATTTCCGCTGTTATTAGCCTCATAATAAAAATAACAATAATTTTCATTAATGCTTGGATCATATTCGTACCAATATGTTAGATCTTGTATATGATCTTCTATGTTACCAATTTTGTTTTCACCTAATATAAAAATACCATTATTGCTATGATTATAAACCATAGATTCATAACCACCATGATTCCAATTACTATTAAACATTATGTAACTAACATCAGAATCATGATCTTTTAATACAGGTCCTATATGTATATGAATTTTATTAAACTGACATACATAAGGTCTTTTTCCTCCAAGCCTTTTTATATCTTCATTGGATAACTTATTATAACATCCTCCCACAAAATTATCCGCAGCATTAAAAAATCTCCTTCTCATACTTAACACTCCTTATTTAACTCATTTATCGAATCCGAATTATCAGAACCTTCTACAAGATTCTTATTCCTATCTATCTCTTCCTGGCTCATGTTACTTATCATATTTTGTATTTTTCTACCAGATTGAGATAAAGAACGGATGAATGCGCTGGAACTTACCTTAACTCCAAGATCCGGTTTTGCCCTAAACGCTTCACCGGTACTGATATTATACAAATCATACACGCCTGAGTTCATATAGAATTTGTATATCCAGTTTCCACCAGCTTTTTTGTACCCTAATTTGGTAAGATCAGCCACACTCATGCCGAATCTGATTCCATTTCGAGCCATGATCTTATCAGGTATCTGTTCTACCTTTGCTGGAACCGCCTCGTAAGCTGCGTCGCCACCATACAAGAAAGACTGGACTGTTACTCTATGGACCTGGACCGGGCTTTCTTCGGATATCTGTTGTTCGTTTGATACTGATTTAGGTTTGGATATATGGATATAAGGTTCGTGCATAAAAGTTAATCCATATTCAACATCATAACCACGCACCTTATTTAAACTCCTTATGGCTTTAGTTGTATTGGAATGAGCTATAGTGTCTATACCGTATCTTGCTTCCATACGATCCAAGATAATATTAACATCATTGCCTTCCCCATAAACCTCTGCACCTTCTATAAGTTCCGTGACACCGGACATCTCAGAGAGCAACCAGCCTAATACCTCTTCCGGATTAGAGAACTTATACCCATTTTCATTGTAGTTATCTACTCTTCCTTCTTCAGATCCAGGTAATTCGACATTTCTTTCAACTTCGACATTTGTTCTGGATTGTCCTTTGCCTTCTCCATCTCCCTTTTTATCGCCATCTTCCTCAGTGCGTACTGCACCGCCTTCTGCACTTCCTTCTTTTCCATCATTTAAAATATTATCTGATTCTGACTCTATAGACTCCACGACAGCATCATACTCTGGTATGCCGCTAAGGAAATCTGCTACGTTATTCAAAAACTCTATTTTTTCCTCGTTTGTCATATCAAGGCTTTCCACGGGCTCCCATATGGCAGGCAAGTTGTTTGATTTTATTGCAGTAGAAACATCTTCTACAGTTTTATTATCCACCGTAGGCAAAACTTTAGAAACCAAACTATTGATATCAGATTCCATTTTTTCTACTTCCTCTTTTGTGCCATATTCTTTTAGGGTATCCATGCCATTGACTCTAAGAGAATAATTCAAAGCCTTGCTTGGAACAAAATTAATATATTTCAAAAAGTTTTTCAACTCTGATATAATTTGTTCGTCAGATCTTGGCCCAACATAATCCACCACCACCTGATCTGTTTGAGAACGAAGCCAAGAAACGTATTCTTCTAAGGTCTTACCACCTTTACTGGAAGGAGTGGATATTTTATCACCTACTGCTCCTTTAGGTTCTAATCCCATTTCTTCCTTAAGGCTTTTAGGATTACCTCTCTCACGAAGAAACCTCAAATCACCTCCTACAATCTTCCTTGCTATAAAATCAAAAATATTAGCATAAGACGGCAATCCTTCTTTTTCTATATGAGATTCTATTTCGTTTAACATAAGAGAGAAGTTTTTCCTGGAGGTACGCTTCTTGCCAGGTAAAGACCGCGCAGCTTGTGCCGCAGGAGTCGGCTGAGCTAATGGCGCCGGCTGAGTCTCCCGGGCAGCCCCTTCCTCTGGCATTTCCTCTTCATAAACTTCCACATCTTCTACCTTAGAAGTAACGGTCTTACCCTCATCAGAGAAAGGAAGATCATCCTCTATAAGCGATTTAGGTCTGGAAGATGATTTGCCAAACTGAATCCTGATCTTAGGAGCGACAAACATCTCACCTTCGAAATCTATTCCAGATTCTACTTCAGACGTCACAATGTCTTTCACATTCCTGCTTTCATCTTCTACCCACTTAACAACATCAGGAACCGTAGATAATTTTTCTATAGCCTCACGAGCTTTTCTAAGCCCTGAAATAGGATTCAAATACGATACTTGATACGAAGCCGGATCAAGACCTAACTTGGTTAGATACGCATTAAGATCTTGTATGTCATCTTGACCCATCTGTAGCAATTCAGAATCACCAGATTCAAGCAGCATATCTATAAAAGACATCCATTTCTGCCCTTCCTCTGATTCTACAGAACGTAGGCTAACTGGGAAAAGATAATTAAGACCGTTTTTACCTTTGATGACGACTACCGGAACTCTTACATTTTTGTAATTATTCTCCTTGTCATTTAATATAGAATAAGCAAATGGGAAGCCTGTGTATTTAGATCCGTTCTTAAGCACGACTTTGCCATTTAATACATATCCAACATCAGATACTTTTTCAGCACCTTTTTCGGTAATAGGGAGATTTTCTATCTGGCCATATCCTTGACCGTTCACCTTCATGTTAAACACCGGTCTTCCGGGAAGGGTCTGGGCAACAACATGCGTGCCGACGCCGATGGTAGCCGACCGGCCGGCGTCCTTCTTCCACTTGTTAAAAGCCGTTCTTCTTATTTTACTTATACCATCTATGCCTCCTGTATCAGCTTTTACAACAGAAACGAATCTGTTCCCACTCATGACCTTGATAACCATATTGGACACCAGTTTATTCTCAGCAGATTCTATTCTTTTTTTATCGCCGGACTGAACAGCATCATTGTATTCGGCAAAAAGAGACTGATTATAAGTATCATTTACATCTATTTCGAGATTAACCTTATCTCCTTTTTTCAAAGAAGATAATGCTTCCTGATCTATTTTATCTACCTCATTCTCTCCGAATCCGACACCCGTTCTGTACGGAACCAATTCATCTGAATCAAGACGCTTATAAACCAAAGAATAGGAATTACCCACGTCCTGAATAGACACGTCTGTGTAACGGTTAAGAACACGAGCCGATTCTTTGTCTATAGACCATCTCGCATGATAAGGCAGTTCAATTATAGTAGCCGTTTCTCCACCTATATTAAGAGAATACCTTTTAGTGCCATTAGCGTTCGTTTCAGAGCTTATTTGAATAGGAACCAATGATTTTATAGAAGATATAAATTTATCGGCTCTAAGACCGGCAATTTCATACCTTTCATTGCCATCGTTGGATATTCTTCTAACCATCAACGTCTCTGGATTCTGGGCGCTATCTATATTGGCTCCTGGCGTATTATCGGATTCATCTAACTCATTTACAAGAGAATCTATATTAGCATCATCTTCCCCAAAATTACTCAACGTAGATTCAGAGATACGACCTTTGTCAATAATCCTGTTTTGTTCAACATAAGGAAGGAGATCCGTGATGTTTCCAACCTGGCCAAGATCTTCTATGGTAAATACCGAATCAGCAAGCTTATCTTCGTCAACTTTCTCCCCTTTGTCCCGTCTGTTCATTATATCCACATACGAAGAAATAGCATCATCAAGTTCCTGCCTTTGATCTGGTTCCAAATTTGATTTAGCCATATCAATAATGATCTTATTGTCCTCATACACAGATCGAGGTTCAGTAAGTCTCTTAACTTTATCCGATAAATCTTTTATCATCTTAGCCGGACTATCACCAAGATATGATATATAATCATCAATATCCTGTTTATACTTTTCATATATCTCCTTCTCCCTTGGAGATAAAAGATCTTGATTACCTGTATATATCTTATCTACGATACGTTCTCTAACCTCTATAGGTGCAGACAAAAGATCTTTCATTGCCAACTCATAATCAAAATCAGACAATATATCCTCTTTCGGCTTCTGAGTTATACCATCGTTTAGATGACCAAATACTTTCATGGTAAATGCTTCATCTAAATTTATTTCTCCATTATTCAGAAGTTCATCTATTTTTTCATCCAAACTGACATTATTACCCTCTGTCTGATAAAAACGATCACTTTCTATAGATTCAGTATTAGAAGATACCATATCATTTAAGAACTTAGAAAATAAAGAAAAATCATGTCTCATGAATTTCTTATCCTGTATGGAGTTCATAAATGACCGTAAAACCTTATATTGGGTAATGGCTTGCTGATATTTCACAACCATATTTCTTAAATCCTCTGCTTCTTTCTTTCCTTTATTATTCTCAATATAAGTACTTAAAGAAGCTACGGAGTCATAAGCCTTCAATATATCTTCAGCAGTTATCGTTTCAGATTTAAACAACTCAAGAGCTAATACTCCAGGATCAAAAGAATAAAATACTTCTTTATAACTACTAAGAAGTTCTTCTGACAACCTTCTATATTCCTTATTAAGATTATCGTATTTAATAGTTTTTTGTTTTATAGCCTCTGCTTCGGTATCATTGCCATCCTCTACTCTTCTCGGAGTTGTAGCCAACCTCTCTATTTCAGCATTCAGATCATTGATCTCATTACGCAATTCCCTTAACTGATTAGCTGTATCAAAAGCTTGACTTGATAATGAATAAAACGTATTTATATCATCAAACAAATTATTGTCATTTACATAATCAGCAATATCATTTGATGCTTCCATTGCTATATCCTCTGCATCCAACCCCTTAAAAACAGCATTAGCAACATTAGATCGATAAAGATCAGATGAAGTCTCAGCAGTAATAGCCTCAGCAAAAGAAGAAGCTTTTTTATAATTGGCTAACTTCTTATCAAAATCTTTTATAATATCTTCCTTATATTTTTTGACAGTTTCTTCATCTACTTTCATTTCAGAAGCCAACTCACTTTCGTCAAGGCTTTTAACCATTGACCTGAAATTGTTAGCCGTATCCTCTAACATTCCCATTCTGTCAGATAATTCAAATTTAGAATAATAATCTGATTCAGGATCATTCATTTGAGCATTAAATTCGGCTAAATTTCGCATAGAGTCTTTTACAGATTGAGAAGTAAAAGCATTATTACTATTAAATTTCTCAACATCAGTATTAATAGTACGTTCTTTATTTCTCCTTTCATATAAACCAAAAGCACCATTTCTGGCTCCAAATAAACCACCAATCAGGGATCCTATACCAATCTCTTTCAATCCTTCTTTGGTTGTAAATTGTTCAGCTATGGCCTTAGAAAAAGAATCAACTATAGAAGACGTAGCATCAAGATACGTCTTATCATATCTTGATCTAATAAAATCTTCCCCCATGCGCTGAGCAACACCTTGCATGCCTTCCTCCCATACGCCTTCAGATATGGGCCTTTTAGACACATTCCAGACAGTAGCTAAGGATTTCTGGAATAAATTTGCTTTTAATGTCTGTAACCTTCCAGCATCACCCGCTACCTTCTTAGTTCCTAATCCAAACAAATAACGATCTATAAAACTCTTTGATCCTCCATATGTATCTGATACACCCTTTAATCCAGGTATGTATTTAGAAGCAAAACCAGTGTCTACTCCAAGATATTTTCCCAGAAGGAGATAATTGGATAATCCAACTATACCCATATTGGCTAAAAATATGCTGTTTGCTGTATCGGAAATAGAACTCTTAAATTCAGCCATCTCGGACTGATTAGGATTCCGACCATACATATTTTTAAAATATTCTTTGTATTTACTTTCAGAGTCTTTCATGAAGGACTGAGCTTCCACAGCAGACTCCCAGCCGGCTCCCACGAACGTATTTACTCCTACCTTGGCCATATTGCCGATAGCTCTGCCGTACATCGCTCCTGCTCTATACGCTCCAAAAGCGGATTTTACAGCACTTGCTGCAATCTTAGATGCTGCCATCTTGCCGGCCACTTTCATCCCTACTTTAGCGCCAACAGCTCCAAGACTTGACACGCCCATCCCACCTGTAAGATAGGCAGACAGAATAGCTCCTGTCGTAAACGATAGACCATTTCCAATAACATCATTAAAAATAAAATTTGCAGTTCCAAGACTCTGCAAAAATCCCATATCACGCTCTTCTCTTGTATAATAATGAGGAAGAGAGTGGTTTATTCTTTCATCTATATCATTTATGGTCCGTGTAAAATCATTGTCAAATGCAGAAGATAACGTACCAGTCTTTATAAGATTATACGCAGCCGGGATAATACCTACTACTCCTGATACACCATATAATGCTGTTTTTGTTACAAGCTTTCCTATGCCATTAACAGCCTTATTCCAAGTAGTTTGCCTTCTTCCGTAATAATCTTCATTATCCCTTCCTGGCATATAACTTTTAAACTTTGCAAGACCGATGTTTCCATCGGATAAAAAGTCATATGCTTCATCTAACTTAATAGTTCTTCCTTTACCAAATACACCAAAATCAGCAGCAGATGACTGTTGATTACCAGCTATAATCTCACCATAAGACGTTTGTTTACCAGAATAAGTATTCCTTGATTTATCTTGAATAGATTTTATCATGGAATTTAACTTATTATAAGATTCCTCTTTCTTCTTTCTTGGGTCATCTCCACCATTCAGAGCCGATTTTAATCCAGAAAAAGATGTGTCTACATCAAAAGAAGTATCTATTCCGCTAATATCAGATCCTTTTTCTGAATCATCATCAGGATTTATGGCTGATACTGGGGGAGTGTATGATCCTACTTTCATCCTCTCCATCTCTCTTTTTGCTCCCTCAATAAGAGAAGATTCTTCTTCATATCGCGTAGGAACTCCGGCATTATACCCTCTTAATCCAGTAGATGGTAAGAACCCTGATTTCTCCACCAATGTCTGTTCCTTATTTTCCATATATTATTCCCTATTTACACTATTCAACAACTTCATCAACTTGCCGTTTTTATTCAAAGACGTAGGTAAATCACCCCTTTCTTTTGCCGCCACCATATCCTTAATCTCTTCTGTTATGGCTGCCACAACAAAATCAACTATTTTTTTCTGAGGCGCAACAGCAAGTTCTTTAGACACATTATCCGCAAACCATACATTAGGAGTATCAAACGAATCTATTAACTCAGGTTTACCATTCTCCATAAGATAAAGCCTTGTCTCATATCCATAACCGTAACTTGTCTTAGGATCATAACCTTCAACCTTTACACCAAGCTTTCCACTGTTATCCAATATATCTTTAGCTGCATTAAGAAGCCAAACCTTTTGTTCTGGCATATCATCTAAATTATTACCAGATTCATTTATCATATCTGATAACACTTTCATCATTGAAGATACAGAAGCATAAGCGGGTGATATATCTGAATTTTCAAGCATCTTCGGATACCACATATTGGTATCACTTCCAAATGTAGGTCTTATAATACCACTTTCATATCCACCTATATCGACGGAAGGAGTATTAATACCAGGATCTATGCCATTATTTATCAACTCTGTTTCAGATACCTCAACAATATCTATTTCCTCTCTTTCACCAGTATGATTAGCAACCAAACTGTAAGTCTTCTCTCCATTGTCGGCTATTCCCGATTCTGTCAAAGAAAATGATTCAATAGTTGCCGATGATGATTTAGATTTACCAACAGGATGCTCTGCCATTTTTTTAGTAAATAGATCCCTGAGAACACCCATCTCTCTATAACCAGCCTCCTTGGAGGTTAATTTGGTTGAATACGTTACTGTGTTAGGTGAATACAGTTCGAGATATTCTTTACGTATCTCATTTATACCATCATCTTGAACCTTAGTTATTTGATTGGCTATATTAATATCGCTTACTACATCACCTCCAACGCTCTCCATTCCGCTAATAGAATACAGTGTATTAAAAAACACCTTTTCTTCACCATCCGAGAAACTATTTTTTACATCATCGTATTTTTTTAAGAAATACCTGCCACTTTTGCTATCCCTCTCAAATACTTTAGATAAATCAATGCCATCATTTTTCACCCTCTTTCTTATAGTAGCTATATCAGCAGGCGAGAATCCTTTTTCATAATATCTTACTCCAGATTCTACATCGCCGACTGTACCTCTATTTTTTCTTAAAATATCATTAAGGGATAACGCTGTAGCATAGGCTATATATTCTTCGGGTTTACCTCCTTCCTTCTGCGCGATCGCATTTGCTATTTCAGATACAATATTATCATAAATCTTATTCTCCTTCTTAATTCTATCATTCTCTATATCCATCTTGTCTACAGCGCTATTAAGCTGCATATAAGCATCTGTGGCAGCTTTTCTCTCTGCCACAGGTAGCTTGTCAAACATATCATTAGAGAGACCTCCATTGTCCTTTATATACTTAAGAAGTTTTTCTTCATCCATAAGATACTTGTATCCTGATGTTTCATCCGTCATATTTCTTGATATGGCAGCTTGAATATTTTTCATGTTTTCAGCACCAAGGGCTGTAGATAGTCTACTTCCGGATGTTACAAGATCTGTATATGCCTTATTAAACTTCTTATGAGTTTCTTCTGATATGCTAATATTTTTAGTTTCGATAGGATTAGCTGAAATAGTTCCACCAGAGTTTGTGCCAACGCCCACCTGCATGGCTCGGCTTCCAGCTCTGCCGCCTGCCGCTCCTGCACCAGAGGACATAAGTTTTGCTATTCTGGCTTCATTAAGCCTATTCTGCATCTTCAGACGTTCTTCGTCTAATCCAAATCTGGCTTCATCCTTATTCTTACCATATTCAAACTCTGCAATATCCCTATTTCTTTCATATTCAAATTCTATCTTCCATTTTTCGAAATTCAAATTAGCTAATCTTTCCCTCTGATTATATTCTTTGGTTTTCCAGTAAAGCTCGTCGGCTTTGATTATGAAAGACGAATTATCATAAGCATATGAAGCAGCAGCATTATTAATAAAATTATTTTCAATAACCTTCATCGCTCCAAGATACGGATCGTAAGCCCTTTCATCCATTCTGCTAAATTCAGATTTCATGGAAGCTATTTCAGATTTGGCTCTCTTTATTTCATTTTCAACCATTTCTTTCTTTGCAGGATCAGAACCCAAACCGGAAAGATCGGCAGTAAGAGCATCAACATACCTCTGCTTATCACTTATCTGCTTATTCATAAAACCAAGAACAGAATCATACGAATATAAAGAGGGATTAGAGTCTACCATGTAAATAGCCTCCACCTGCATCTGCTGCCTTGCTTTATCTGATAACCCTGACAATGCAAAAGAAGCTATCTGTTCAGGAGTAAGCATATCCTTAGTTACTTCTTGTACTGCCCCGGTAGGATGACCATCCTTGTCAAGAATAGGAATCTGAACTTTAGCTCCTTTATGAAGCTTGCTTATAAAATCTATCCTATCTTTTAATTCCTTATTATAATCAGTATAAGGAGTATATTGAAGAGGAGCAAGACGGGAACCAGCCTTTCCATCATTCACCCATTCATTATACGGCTTTAAAGCCGCATAAGCATTCGCAGCAGAATAAAGTTCTGGATTATTTATTTGTAAATCAGATAGCATTTTATGCATTCTCCTGCCTTCTTTTGTGCCGGCAATCGCGTTAATGACCGTATCATCCAACACCGAACTGATCTCTCCTTGTATGGCTCTCGTAACACCATCAGAAGAAAGATCCACGCCTTTGAATTTTTGATTGATGTTAGCAATCACACCTGACATCTTATCTTCCATATAAGCGCGGGCTTCAGGCTTATCTATCTCTTGACCCATAAGATAATCTACCTGGGTATAGATCTTTTCACGAGCAGCATCAACCTTCTGCTGTTTGTACATCATGACGTCCTTAACAAGATCTATGTTGTAAGGACTAACATACGGGGCATATTGCCTTAAAATACTATATTGTGAAGCCATCAGCTATTTCTCCTTCTCTTTTTATATTTATCTTCTTCATCATCCTCCAAGCTCTTCAAATAAGGTGTAGAATAATCACCCATATTCATCACATCCTGATTGCCTTGAACGTAAATAATTTGACCACTTGGAAGCATTCTCATATTCGGGGCTATGGAAGCTATGGTATTCAACGATGTACGAACATTAAACTTATTCTGTATCTCGCTGTTTATACTATCATAATAACGAGCAAGATTTTCATCCCTTATAGCCATAGCTTTCAACAACCCAGATTCATAACGTTGCCTTTCTGCTATGTTCTTATCATCTGTCTGAACATAAGCCATTTCATTAAACCTATCAGCTTCGTTTATTTGCCTTGCGTTATTGAAATTTACTTCATTAACATACTTGGCTATATTGCTTCCAGCTATGGCGTTCATATTAGCCAGAATAGCAGCCCGCTGGGAGTCGGGCACGTCACCTGCTGCGTCTAACTGAGCCGATGTCGCACGGTTGAGCTCGTTGATATACTGATCAGCAGATTGAAGAACCGGGTCTATTCTCGGAGCCTGATGTCTTTCCAGGCCTTCTATCTCCAAGCCAGTGTCAAGGGTTCTTAGCATTTCCGGGAAGATAGGACCGAACGCCGCCGGTCTGCCCTGTCCTTTAGGTCCGTTGTCTTCAACCACCTCCTCTGTATCGGTGTCGGTTGCAGTCGCAGGCGTACTTGCTTTCGGTTTTACCTCTATCCTTCCAGGAGATCCAATCTTAGGCGGTGTAAGGTCTGGTGCTATGGGACCGGCCTCAATAGGCTTCATTTCTGGTTTAACAGACTCAAGAACGAAGTCTATTTCCGGCATTAACCCACTATCTCTTAAAGCAACAAACTTATTATAATCGGAGCCCAGAATCTTCTTAGCGGCATCAGATTTATCACCAAATAAGTCAACATAATTCTTTATCCCTTTTTCGTTTAACAATCTTTTTTGCTCTGCCGAAACAACGTCCAATCCATAATAAGAACGGGTGGCTGTTGTCTGACCAAACTTATCATCTACGGCAAATGAATTATAAGCCTGATTACCTCCGTAGCTTCCGGCATCCTGGCCCCAGAATCCGTACTCATCTCTGAATTTCTTGGCTGCATCAGCATTCGTGATAGCACCTACATCAGCTAACGCCCACAATGCATTTAATTGCCTGTTGTATCCTTTCTGGAAACCTTCTGTATCAAAATCACCATCCGTATTGTACTTGTTAGCCCATCGGTTTATGTCGAGCAAATTAGATACCGCCTTATCATTTACCCTGCCGTATCCTAAATTGCTTCTATGTTGGAGATTCTGGTTGGCATTGACACTGGAATCAGGATTAAGAATCTGCTCACGACCACTAACATCAGATACAGTCATATTAAGAGTTCGTCCAAATAACTGATTGATAAGCTTATTGTAGCCGATAGCATTCTTTCTAAGTTCCTCCAGCTCCTTCTGAGTAGGTCCACCTTCAGCCATTTTCCTGGTTTGCTTAACATACTCGTCATATATCCAGTTCTTAGCATCTGATTCTGCAATATTAAAAGCCTTAGCTTGTTTCTTTACCTGATTCAGATCAACAACCCCGCCATCCCTGAAAAAAGCATCCATCTTCTCGTTACGCTTAGATTCTTCCTGTTTGCCATAAACGATTTCAGCGAAAGAACGAAATTGTGCTTCAAGCTCGTCTATCTCTTTCTGGTTTTCATTGACGTACTTGGAAAGAATAGAAGCATTAAGATTAGATGTGTTTTTGTCTTTTACATCTTCATTTTTCTCTAATCTCTTATATACACGCTCCTGATCTTCGTACTTATCAGACAAACCAATCTTCTTCTTATATCGATCAAGGAGTGTAGCATACGTATCTTTTGACGTTGCCTTAATACCATAATTTTCTCTAACGTAAGAGGCAAACTCATCATCTATCTTACGATAATCGGAAACAATATAAGCCTCTGGCAAATCAACCGGAGTGCCACCATTTTCATGTCTGTTCCCTTTGGCTTCCATAGGCCCTACGGAGTCAGGAGTCAGCACGTACTCGCCTTTCTCTATCTCTACATTCGCAGCATCTTCCATAGACTTGGGAAGAGGATAAATATATTCGCCGGTCATATCAGACGTATCCATCTTCTGACCGTTACCTAAATTCACGCCACCACCTTCACGTTCCCACTTGATGAATTGCTGACGACGCTCCTTGGCAAGTTTTTCCCTCGCTGCCTGCTCGTCTCTGCTGGCTGCATACGCAGCAGATGAAGCTCCCATGATATTACGGGTAAGACCTAATCCTAAACTAACACCAGACAAGGCAGCTTGAGCCACATTAGCACCGACCTTATTACCGGCTCTTATCCGGCCAAGACTTGTACCGAACATTTGAGCTCTTCCGGTTAGATCGGGTGAATAATATGGGGTAGTCATAGGATCAAGAGGATTACCATCTTGGGAACGTTTTTCTTTAGAGGAATCAGCATCAACACCACCTACATTCATTGCATTATCAACGACTGATTTCTCTACGTTTTTAACCATACCCCTATTATCAGCGAGATATCCTGCATATCCTGCATCATTGTTTTCAAAAAACTGATCGGATGTAGGCATACTACTAAATGGATTTATCTCCCCCTCCTCTGTTTCTAAAGTCACATCAGAAGGCATATATATATTCTGAATATCAGATTCACCCCATTTATTAACAGGCGTTCCATAATCAAGAATAGGCTGAGTAGAGGATACATTAATATCCTGTCTCTTATCCTGAACACTACCGCCAGGAGCGAATATCGGACGATTTTTTATGATTCGTAATCTCATACTATCTTTTTTCACAAAGATAAGAGAAACGAACGAGAAAATCCAACGTTATGGGATACGTTTAAAAATCAATCATGTACGGCAGACAAACCGCCCGAATCAGGGTCGTACTTAAGACCGCATGCCCGGCGATAGTTCTTAAGCGCTCTCTTGTACAAAAACAGCACTGTCTTGGAAACTATTTTCTTCATAGATTTGGTTAAAACCTCTTCTGTTGAAACAGACATCAGACAGCTATTCAAAAACGACCTGACATTGGAACCGAACAAGATCTTCACCATTTTTCTAAACGTTCTAAAAAGATATGATGCAGAAAGAGACTTTAACCCATTGCGAACCAGTCTCTTATTCAAATACGAAACAGCCTTTTCAGATAGACAGAGCCTATTCTTTCCTTCGCTATCTACCTCTGATGAAAACCACGAATATAAAGTGGTAGGATGTTTCTTAAGGTGATTGATGAAGGAAGTCATTATCCCTTCTTTTAAGGCCCTTTTGTGGGCTACGCATGCAGCAATCTTCTCTTCTCTTTTTAAAGAGCTGTCAAGGCATCTAAACACCGTCCTATCGTCTCCGATGAAATACTGAGGACGTTCTTCCTTGAACTTAGCCCGATAAGCGGCATATCCTTCCTTACGAAGCATATCTATCTGAGACCGGATATAGAACCTTACACACTTTTCTTCAGCCTCTTGCACGCTTTTAAGATAAGGAACTGACTTTCTCCCATATCGAAGATAATCATAAACCATAGCCTCAATAAAGTCATTGTACGGAAAGAATCTTCCAAATCCAAAGTTCCAAACTATGAAACATCGCACTCTATCTTTCCAGTAATCAGATATGAGAAAATTACTACAATATCTCAACTTCCTGTTTTTCTGATAGAAATGATGAGTATGTTTGTCATAAAATAGATTAAAATATCTCAAATTGCCTAAACACTGACCGGCTGGACGGCGTACTACATTGTACCCTAAGTTGCTGAAGCTATTGTATATAACTTCTATCGGAGAGACCTGCTCTTTCTTGAAGAGCTTGTCGTGTAACTTGTGAGGATTCATTATTTCAGTTATTTTTGTCTCCATATTTTTTTTGTTTTTTAGTGCAAATATATGATTTTATATAAAAAGAAGAAAATGCACTGCCTTGTATCCGGTTTGAGAGAAATAGGATACAAGGTTTTTTATTTTATGACGGTTTGGATAAGAGACAGGAAAACGACTCTGAACGTAACCGACTGACCGTCAGTGGTGGGACAACAAATCTTGAATTAAAACTACGCCTATGAATAGTCTCCGTTTTCCTTAATATTAAGACCATTTTCAATGATCTTACTCATTATATTATTTATATTATTTTATATACTTTACCATTTATTCATATAATTGTTTATAGTGAATGAACTTAACGACCGAAGGGAGTTAAGTGAGTGAACGGATTGACAAATTACTTTTCCGTCATTGTATTGTTCGCCTAATTGTGTTAAAAGATTGAGTATCGTGACCAAAGGGAACGATGCGAAAGAACTTATAATATTTAAAAACGACTGAACCTATCGACTGAAGGGAGATAGGTGATGGAGTGACGTTAATAGTTATATTAGGTAGCCAGTGGAGAATTAGGCAGGCTGGTAGGCGAGACGGGCGTCCATGCCCGTCAGGACAGTGGAGGTACGTAGGTCTGTTCTGTTAAACCAAGGCGATGATAGTTCCATCCTTCACGAAATCGCACAAAAAAGCCGGATTATCTTGATATCGATATCGTTCTTCAACCTTCGGTATCCGCATAACGAGTCTCAAATCCGGCTTCGCTTTATTAATATGAGAAATAAAACAATCTTGTTCTAATTGTCAGTGACGCCTTTAATGCGAAGCTGAATATTGGGAAGCACGGCATTAATCAAAGCCATTTTCTTATCCTCTTCGCTTTCTTTTTGATTCTGTCTATACATCATATTATAATCACTGTCATCACCATCCTTTTTCCCGTCTAACGTCAGTAAATGATTTATGATGTCTTTACCATACGTTTCAGTCCATGTACGGAATCTCTCTTCCTCGGACTGTCCCTCCTGGGACTGGGCTTCCGGGTTAGGGAGGGCGGCTGCCACTTCTACCTCTGGAAGTGTTACTGATGCTGCTATTTCACCATCATCTCCGAATCCCATTTGACCATACAAAGATACTGAATTTTCTTCAATTTCCAAACCAAGATTTTTAGCAACTTCCATAGCATAGTTATAACGGTCATCATTTCTTATAACACTCTTATGAGGGCGCCCTGCTCCTTGGTTCCAAGCTATTACAGCATCTTTAAGGTTATCGGCGTTCATAAAGTCCTGCCGGCTGTAGTTGTAATACCCTGGTCCTTCTTTTCCTTTTCTTGTGTATAAGAAATTAGAATATCCGGTCTTTCCTTCGTATTCGTCAGCCAAGAACTCAAGTTGGTCTTTGAATGTTGGTGTAGAATGACCTTTCTTTTTAGCATGCTTGAACAATTTATCCATGCGCTCATTATGCCATTGCTGTATGCCGTATGATGTTTTGTTGTCTCCGTATATGTCATCTTTAAGGCCGGATTCAGCCATGAGATTACCTATGATAGCAAGCGCCTGTATCTTGGACATGCCGCGCTTATTAGTAAAGTATTCATATGCTTCACGCTGCTTGCCAACTACGCCACCTTCCTTCTTCATGTTGGTATTGTATCTCTTTCCATTCCATGTAAATTCCTTAAAACCTCTTTTTCTGGCTTCTTTAAAGGCTTCACCTCTTGTAGTGGAAATAGAGTCTTGTAGCTCAAGATCATTTTTTATTCCAAGAATAGCATCAACAATAGTATTATCATTATCCTTTTTATCAACATTATCCAAAACATAAGATTGGCTTATCAAATTTGATACGCTCTTTCTATTTTCATAAGTTCCTTCTTTATCTGATGGAGCTTCAAAAGCATACACAAGTGGATACGAATAATCCGTATCTGGATCTTCTGACATAAATTCGCTTACTGCATGAATGGCTTTATTGTATTTAGTATCCTTTATACTATACATCCCAGCATCTCGAACATGATCATAAAATCTGTCTATCATGTAATTGATATATCCACGCTTATCCCCCTTAAATCGCTCTTTATCTTTCTCAAACTCTTTGGGTAGATATCTTTTATCAGATTCTTGGAAAAGTCCCTTAAACCCTCCATAATCAGATACGGCATAGGGATTACCACCAGATTCTTCAATAATATTTCCAAGTACGGCTTCTATCTGGCGTTGATTGAAACCTTTATCATATAAAGCATCATAGATCATATTCATTCCATCTACGTCCATAGTGCGGTGCGTACCCTTGCCCACGCGCTTCATATTTTCATATTTTGATTTGAATAAATCCCAATCTATTTCCGGCTTAGAAGAATCCCCTCCTTGTTTTTTGGATCTTATCTCCATCCTTTTATCCAAATCATTCTTTGAATCAATAATAGATCTAAGCATGATCTTGTTTGGATCACTCTCTTCGTATGGAATTTTATCTTCTACATAATCCCTTATTTCAAAAGGATATCCTATTGTATCAAGAGTCTTAGTAACAACCCCAACACCAAAAGGTTGGTCATCTCTATAAAAATCGTACTTATCTTTCACAACCATCCTACCTCTATCATCACGGTACATGGTAAAACTTGACAATCCTGATAAATCATTTAAATCGCCGTAAGCATCCGGTATAAAATTATATTCGTTAAATACCTGATGTTCCCCAGTTCTGGCTTTTTTTAAGAGATCTATACCCTCTTCTACCATTCCAAGTTTCCTACTTGTTACATCCCTTAACTCCTCCAAATCAGATACGTCCTTGCCTGCAACTCTTCCATCAATTATCTTATTATCTAAGGAATAAAGCTCCCTTCCATATTTTTTAGCCATTTTCTCCCATCCACCATTTATCCTGTCAGATATAATGGATTTGATATTGTCTGGTATTCTAACAATCCCGTTTTCCTCTTTCAGGTTATTTGGTTGGTTTAAGAATCTAAACCAAAGATTCTGACTAAAATCATCTACATTGGCTTTCGGAACATCTTGACCAAAAAATTCCATTATTTTGGTTTTCAATCCTCTTTCGTTAGCATACACATCAGGTGTTATATTAGATGCCAGATATTCTCTAAGCTTTACAAACGGACCAATTTTATTCCATAATGTTTTTGGTTGTTTGTCCTTTACATAATTTTTATTTTTCTTTGCCATCTTTTTCTTCCTCTAAGAATCCAAACATTTCACCTGCGCAGTTACCAACAAATCCAGCTATGTAAGCTGCGTGTTCATCTTCTCCCACTTTAAAACCAAGAGACATATTACAATGTTGGCATACCGACATAGCTGCATGAAATGATTCATGACATATGTTTTGTATAGTCATATCATTCTCACTTTGAAAATTCCATAATAACTTAAAAGCTCTATCATCTCCCTTATCACGAACAAGATTCATAAAAGAGACTTCTGAATCTAAATCGCCTTCATCTCCCCATTCTCCTTCATGATCCAATTCTGCATTCTCAAAACGATCACACAATGTTTTGTAATCTAACCCTATGGTGATAATCAACTTTAGTGGATATATCACAAAATCAAATTCTTTTTCTTTCATTTTTCTTCCTCCTTCTTAAACTTATGGTAAGCATCACAGACCCTATCAACTAACCATCCCATCAGATAGGCGGCATGCTCATCTTCTCCGGCGTAAAAACTGTAATTTTGATTCAAAATTAATCAACCCAATTCATCCACCTACTAAAGCATGGTGGTTTTATTGGTTAAATTGTCATAAATAAGCGCCTATCTGTCCGAGATGGATCAATAGGCGCTACAAACATATTCAACTATTATTAAATCACAAAATAAAAACTACTTATTTTCAACTTGTTAAATATTGTAATTTATCTATTCTTAATCTTATCTTCAGAAATCAACCACTGGAATATAATCTTCCGGTTACTAATTACTTTCTTTATCCTCATCAGCATCCAACTTCCTCTTAACCTATCCAGCCATGACCGTCTGAAATTAAGAGAATCAGGATTAACTGACTTATTTATATCGTTATCGTCCTTGATCCAGATAGGTGTTTCAGATCGGTCATCGTCAACCCTATTAAAGAAGTCGTTCAACTTATGTCTTCTATATACTTCAGTATCCAGGACCTCAGTATAGTCGCCTACGATCTTCGGATACGATATACGTTGCGCTAAATTATTCTTTTCTTCTGGAATAAGATGAATTTCACCTGAGTTATTTGTGTCATTGTAGATAGTTATCGTATCCAAACCTACTTTTCTATCAAGAGTGTAATTCACATCATCAACGTATTTCCTTGCGTCAAGCTCATACTCAACAGAAGCCAGCGTAGAACCGTTATATTTCTCTTTTATCGGTACTTCTAATATAAATGGATATGTTGTTCCATAAAACGTTTGGAAGCTCTTATTCGTCAGCAAATGACTCCATAAGCCACCTTCTTCGTCTGATGCCGGGAAGTTTATTCCTGTCTGGAAATATTGTTGCTGTTCTATATAATAGTCAGGGCAGAACGAATAATAAGAAATCCATTCTTGCTTCAGACACGAATATCCGATAGTGAACGACACGTCCTTGAAATACTGTTCGTCTTTTAAGGATATTTCCTTATCGTTTGACAACACCTCTGTTTCATTGTACAAGAACCTTCCACCATCATATTTATAATATGCCGGGTTCTTAACAGGTATATAATCTTTTTTCGTGATAAGTACCCTCTTATACCGATTATCCCATCCAAGAGACAGACCAAGACCGATAAATTTATTGTCTGTATCTTCTTCTGTCATCTCTGTACCGGTTAAGATATTAGTTATTCCATATCTAAGAATCTTAAACGGAAGATGACGCTTGAGCCAATGTCTGATACCTACACTAAGTTCCTTGAGATTACGTCCGTTCGGGTCGGTCATAAACACTTGTGCTCTTTTAGTATCTACCCAGAAGTGACCAAATTCTGAACTAATTATTTCAGTGCTCTGGGTTCCAGAATAACCGAGGTCGGTCGTGTTGTACTCCAGAGGACGGGACGCGAACAGACCGCCGGTGCCCATCTCAGCCTGCCCCGGGGAGGTGCGCTCCTTGATTACGTCTATGGCGTTATGGAGTGAAACCTGATCCTCGAACCTGACAAGAATCTGATCGGATTCAATACGCTTCATGTGAATAAGCTTCCCGTTGCTGGTTGGAAACTCATGATAGTCCATAGGCTTATACGTTAGCCACGGATCTGTTTGACTGTTTTCAGATACGTCAGCCCTACTCCATATAACACCATTAGGTCGCTGGTAAGCACAATCATAAAAACGACGTTCGTATGTTGCCGGCAATACATTAGGCGTCAATGTCATTCTTGATGAATAGATAGGACTTATCTTGTAATCATTGTCCCTATGGATAGATACGTTCTTTTCTTGTGTCCACCAAACAAAATCTCCTACTTTTGGATAGAATAATTCATGAGGCTGAGGGCCCTCTAATCTGAAATTACAATTTATTTCAGACTCTACAAGGAACTGAGGAATACCATAGAACCATGTATAAAATCTGCCATCTACATACTTACCGGAGGTGTCACCATTCAATTCATACAAGCTCTTCCTGTTTGGGTAAAAAGCATATCTTCCTTTATTAGACGATGTCCAACTATTGAAACGTTCGTTATCCGTGGTTTCAAGCGCATCTTCCCCTGTATCATAATTAACAAAATATCTTGGATATCCTACATTTCTATAATCCATGTAAGGGAAAGGTATCATATCTCCAATACCAAAAGCACTATTATAAAAAACAGGAAATTTTCTCTTTAATGAAAATCTGGTTATCACCGTATCACCACCGAACATCAGTTTCTTTTCATTAGTGAAAAATCCACATCCACCTATGGAAATCCATTTTATATCTTCTATTTGACCATATTGATCCGGCCTATATCGCATAAGCCTCATATACGGAGAACAGATGTATGAAACTGATTTGGATTGCTCGAATGTTCTTCCTGCTACAACATCTCTTCCAGCAATAACCGAATCATCTATACGGCTACTGTCGTAGTTGTAGACATAGTTCGGATATTCCAATAAATATTTCGATTTACCATCTCCTTTTTCACCTGGATCACCAAATGATAAAAATAACGAAGATTCACGATCTATATTATTAACAAATAAGAATCGTCCCTCATTATCGTTTTTACCGGTTCCCCATTTAGATGACATACTGGCATCCATCATAGGATATACACCGGACTTCATGTACTTAACAGAAGATAAACCACGAGCAAAATTTCGTTCATACTTATCCTGGTCCGTTATACCTATCATTGAATTATATAATCCTACAGAAGTATAATACCATGCATGATTACGTCTTGGTCCATTGTTTATAAACGTATTAAGCCAATCATAACGGTACTTACCGTACAATATCGGGCCCTTAGCAAGAGTTTGACTGATGGTTGACACCATTGAAGAAAACAGCATGGCCACACTTAGATTCGTTAGGAATCCTCCTCCGGTAAGACCAGCCGACCCTCCTATGTATCCAGACTGAGCCCTTATCTGAAGCTCTTCTGCTATCATAGCGGCTATTGTGGCACTTGATTCAACTGCGGCAAGTGACGCAGCCATCGTATAAGCGGCAGGACCTAAGATAGTCCATTTTGGATGATCTTCGACAGGTATAAAACTGCCTACAGACATTCCTCTTTGAAACCCGTCTATACATACTTCATTTGGAAGTTCGGGCTTGTTGAAATAAATATCAGGCGAACAAAATGAATACCACACGTTTCCTCCTTTGTCGAAAGGATGGGATATAAACTCGTCTCTTTTGCCAGACGTATAATTATATTGATCTTGTGATAGGTCATTATATGGGTAATTAGGATAGATATTTACATTACCATCGTCTCCTATGTATCTAAGCATATCGTAGGCCAATCCTGAGGCCACAACCGACCTATTTAGCCTCCTATCTCCACGATACAGTTCATATCCTACGATCGTATCTCTTTGTTGTTGCGTAATCAAACCAGAATCTACCGCAAAATCCAAAAACACTTGTATGGTGTTCTCATCCACCATAATACCTACCGGATATATTTCAGAAGCTATGTCATATCCACGTTCATCACTGTTCATAAAAGGTATATGCTTGTTATCTGGGAACCGGTAATGACGTATAGGTTGTTGGCAAAATACGGTAGAAGTATCTACTCCTCCATAAGAATGACCCTTGAAATAAGATAATCCATTTTTGTCTGACAAAGGAGCACCATAATATTCTGTTAACTTATTCATAATATTAGAATAAGCTTCTGTTTTTTTTGGATCATCATAAGATCTACCTGTGTCTATTTTCATCCTACTACTATCATAAAGTTCAAAATTAGCAGGATATTTCTCAGATGATTCCCAATATGCAAAATCCCCGTATTTATAAGGACGAGGCTTGCAATTAATAGGCCTATCTCCACATGTCTGACATTTAGATGCAAATACTACCGTCGATCTTAATGTTATTGAATCAACAGACAAATCAACCTTATTTATTTCTTTTTCTCTTACACCAAAAATATAAGGATATATGGTTTTACCTGTAGCAAAAGCGACTCCAAGAATAGCACGGGAAGGCTTCTTTCCTTCTTCTTCCCCTTCTTCTGGGGTATCATAATTTTTATAAGAACAAAATTGAATTTGTCTAAACGTCATTATCCAAGGAACCGCTACAATAGGAGATTCTATTGTAACATAAAAATAATTTTGACCTATAGAATCAAAAAACTCTTCATTTATTTCTCCGAAAGCCGGTCTTGCTATGTTAACAATAACGGAATGAGATGATTCATACTCAGGTCTATCAAATTCAACTGGTACTATTCCAAGAGGGGACCATGTTTCAACATCCTTCCAAAAAGAAACACGAACGTAATTGGTAGACACAGCATCCATTATGCCATCTACCTTTCCAAGAGCTTCAAGATAAAGGACTTTGTTCTCGTCTTTATAACCTTCTATGTCCCACTCTTCTGGTCTATTAATCCTAATAAATCTTGCATTTGTCATTACATTTCTGACAAACTTCCATACCACAAATTCAGATGCGAATCCAATATTAAGCTTATCCCCTGTAGGATTATTAAATGTAGCATTGTTTACATACCCTTCAAATTTCCAATCAGTTTCATCTATACCGGTATCCGAATTTTTATATATCATATCTTGCAACTTCTCAGAAGCTTCAGGCCAAAATTGCTCAATACAATACCTGGGTCCGTTCTTTGATCTATACTGATTATTTATGACTGTACTGGTAGATCTACCGGCTCGCCAATCTCCTACATCATTTATCTTTTGGCTCCATCCATCTATATGAAGAATATAACTTCCAAGAAGATAATTATAATTCTGAAAGTTGTTATAATCAGTTCTTGACACAGTAGGATCAGAGCAATAACTCTCAATATAACATCCGCATGTACAAGGCATGGTATCTAATACGTATATAGCATCAGACACGGTTTTTAAAACAGATCCAGGTTGTAAGTATGGATAAAACTCAGAACAAAGGTGTTGATTGCCATCACCTGATATGCTGCCAGCGCTATACCCAAAAAATGCTTTCTCCATCCATTCAGATAAAGAATCCATTGTCTCGTAATTAAACAACACAGAATACTTATTCTGATTTTCTCCTCCTGTGGTATATAGATAATCTGTAGAGACGTGTTCCATTTCGCTAAGAACCTTATAGATATAATCTTCTACAAGGCCTGTTATTAGTGGAACTGGAGCTGACAATATAGATTCTTGACGATGGGGAACTTCGCAGTCTCCTTCCATTTCTGGCAACCCAATATGATCAATTGGTTCCATATAATCCTGTGTTCCGTCTTCTCTGTATTTGGTAGCTATATCGCATATCTGTCTTTCATTGTCTCCATTCTCCTTATTGTTACAAGCTACAAGACCTATATTTTCAGACAAATAATTTATAGGGGTTCCTACAATATCATCATAATCGATAATAAATCTTGATTTCCCTTTAAAAGTAGCGAAATTGCTTTCCACTATAACAGTTTGACCTACAGTAGCCGGGTTGTTACACTCTTTCTGTTCTTCATCTATAACAACCGCATCGTCGTCAATCAATACCCCATCTCCTGCCGTATTGCTATACTGCCATACATATTTCCTATCAACACCTGAGCAATCCGGAGCATATGCGTTTATAGACTGGTATGGGATACTGTCTTTGTTCATTTCCTCTCTTGCCTTATCAGAAGGTGGGGGAACAAGAACGAATGCTGGAGTTTTATAACCAGTAGATGTCTTAAACGAGATAGAAAACGGATACACTTCATTCCTCATGTATCCCACATACAACGAACAAGCATTACCATCCTTATACAGGTCTTCGTGGGCTACAGACGCCTGCCATTTTAGAAAATGCCCCATAAGAGAAACTACAGGCTGTAAATTCCATTCTTTTTCTGCCGTAAGACCATATTGAAGAAGACGGTTTCCGACTGACACTATTCCTCTTGATGTATTATATATGGCTCTTTTTAAAGAAATGTGTTCGAATGTCGTTCTTTTGTTATTAAGATCAGAATAATAGTATATAGTCTTCTCTGTAATAGGATGAATACCTTCTATAAAATAATCCACTACAGGTTGTGTTTCACCATTGTATCCAACAGTATTCTGAATAACAGCCACCTTATAATGGCTGACTTGCCTATCCAGATTAGACACCTTAAGTCTTATACCAAGATTAGTTCTTTCTCCCCATTTACCATCATTTATCCTAATATATTGTTCGTCAAATACATGAACAGGGTTAGTTAATGAAGTATAGTTAGTTTTCTCGTTACCAAATTCATCGCACAAGGCCACAGCAAACTGATACACGCCCGCACGTAGGCTGCCCCCGTACTCTATCTGTACCGGCTCCACGCATGGCTGGTCCAGTAGCGGAAACACCCTAAGTTTCTCACATGCCAGAAAACAACCATTCTCCTGCATGAATTTGTCTCTATCATATTCTTTATCGCATATCTTATACCCATGATAATGATACCAAATATCTCCTTCATCATCCGCCGTCAGAGCCTTGTCTACAATAACATACCTGGGAGGATTATAATCGTCAGTCCAGTAAATACATTTTCCACATTTCTCTGTCTTTATTTCTATGGTTTTTATAGGATGATAGATAGAGAAATTAAGGCACGTATCTTGCTCGTTGTCTTCCAGCAAGGTCTTCATGCCAGAACACAACGACTCCGATCCTTCTACCATAGATTCTATATCGGAATCGGATAAGATACTTGTATCGGATTCAGGCTTGAAATAAGTTATCTTAGATACGCCCGTTTCAGGATTTGTTATAAAAAAATAGATATTGCCCGAAGTAAGATCATTCTTGTAACCAGTAATCTTAAATCCATCGAAATCAATGCATTTAAGATTACTGTGCTCATTAGATCTCATCCCAACATTACCGTCCTCGGATTCGATGTTGGCATTCAAGGCAAACGTATAATGCTGATCCGTAAGACTCGACGGATGCAGATCTCGGTTCATACCTGTTTGAGGAACCGCTATGTTTCTGTTATCTTCTGCTGCCATTTTATAACTGTTTGTCACAAAGATAGCAAAAGAGATTTAATCATGGATTTCTAAAGTAGGTGAAGAAAAGAAATACATTTTCAATCTCCTACTTTATCGACCACACCTACATAAAAATCGGGGATAGGATTATCATTGAAATTTCTTATTTGAATATCAATATAATTATAGAAATAATCATCAACTGGATCCATTATCGTCACATTACTTTCTAAAACCCCGTCTTTGTATGAATACAGTTCCTCATGTTCGGAATCAATGTAAAAAATATATCTTGGTAAATCCTGGGTATTAACTGTTAGATGATTATTAAACAAACTGCATTTAGAATGATCAGCAGACAGAAGTAACAATAGAAATGTATATGCAGATTTATCTCTTATTATAATATCACAATTAGATGATACATTAGACAAAACCTTGGATAAATCAAATTCTCCAAAACTTATCTTGAATTTCTTTCTTCTTATTGGAGTTATATATACTGGACTATTAACTACAATATTATTCCATTGAAATTGACTCCCTTCCATTACAGGGGAGAAACAATTACCCATCGCCATATTAACATTTTCAAATCTTCGTCTCATAACATCTACTTACGATTTATATCTTTTACCCCTAATTAACACAGTTCCATCACCGCCGGTTCCTTTCGAGCCGCATCCGCCTCCTCCGTAACCACCACTTTTTCTGTTTCCTCTTCCGATTCCACATCCTTCATCATAATCGGATTCACCTCCCATACCACCATCCCTATTTCTATCAGCTCCACCACCTCCGGCATTTCTTTTACCCGTCGGTTCTCCAAAATCTCTGGTTGTATATCCTTGACCTTTTCCTCCTCCATATTTCGTTCCAGGTGGGTGATATATCCCATTACCGTCTGTTATTCCAGGGGCATCAGATCCATCCGATCCAGCGTAAAACTCATCACCTGATTGATCTACAGATCCTCCACTTCCACCATTTCCTCCAGTATAAGGACCACCTGTTGAGTTTTCTCCGTTAAGAAGACCATTACCAGAAGGATTTCCACCCTCTGCTCTGTAAGATGAGTTCATAAATTGAGAGAATCCTCCCTTCTCAGGATAGCCATAATACAAACCTGCTCCACCTTTTCCTACTATGATATTAATTTCTTGACCTGGTGTTACAGATATTTGAGAACCTTGTTTTATTCCTATATTGTTTCTTTTGTAAGTCTTGGTATATCCACTTCCGGCGCCAGAACCGTTTCCACTTCCACCACCTCCACCAACAAGAAAAACATCTACTTCCGTGCATCCTGCCGGCACTACCCATGTGTAATTACCGGCCGGATAAAACCTTATAAGAAAGTCCTCAAGCTCCCTATTTTTATCAAAAAAACGACGCCTCATAATATATCAGGAATTACCCCCCCCCCTATATATAATAACTTATTGTAAATCATATAATTATGTTTAATATAGATAATCAAACAAATACAAAGAAAGAATCATTGCGATACATACTACTCTTCTCTGTTGCAGAAGTAATACAATCAACATCTTCATCTGCATTATTAATAAGATCTCTCATTCCATCGTATCTATTAGAAAAC